TTCAAATCCTGTCACCTCGACCAATCAAAAAGTCCGAAAAATCGCATGGGAATGCGGTTTTTCGGACTTTTTATTTTTTCGAAATAGTCGACTTGTGGCTTGTTTGTGGCTTATTTTAGAGATTTATCTCACTAAGTCCCGCTTTTTCTTTCAAACGAGATTTCCAGTGCTTCTGCGGCTGCAACGTCGGCACTCTGAAATTCATGCGCATATATATTCAATGTCGTCGACGTTTGGCTATGCCCTAGTCGGCTGGAAACTGTTTTTACATCAACTCCCTGATTGATCAAAAGGGAAGCTGATGTATGCCGCAACGAATGAAGAGAGACTGGGGGCAAATCTGCTCGCTTAAGGATTCGTTTTAGACGCGTCAGCGGAGTACTGGAAGTCATTGGACTCCCATTTTGGTTCGTGAAAATCCGAGGATGTTCATTCCATTCTGAAAACCACTGATCTCCCATAGAAAGCCTGCGTTCGCTTTGCCATGCACGATATACACGTAGGAGATCCAGCATAGTTTCTGTAATATGAATAGATCTTTTTGATCGTTCTGTTTTTGGCGTATCCTCATACATCCCAACGCCGGCCTGATATTGAGATGTCCGTACGATAGACACAACACCTGTTTCAAAATCAATGTCCGGCCATTCGAGGCCTAGAAGCTCTCCACGACGCATTCCTGTATAAAGTGCAAGAGAAAAGAACGTACGATCTTCCAAAGATTCATGATGCAGCTGTTCCATAAATTTTTCTGCCTGAACATCACTTAATGCCTGTATTGTGTGTTTTGAAACTTTGGGAGGATCAACGCGTCTGCAAGGATTTTCAGATATGATCTGCCATTTTACAGCTCGTTCCAAAATGCTTGAAATCACCTCATGATAGAGATGAATCGTTTTAGGGGAGAGTTGACCTTCGCTTTGAACAGCTGCAAAAACATCTTTCATTGGCATTCCCAGAGCGTTAGAGACCTGTTCTGCAGTTTTTAATAAGCAGCTATGTCCAGTTTCTATGTATGTAATAGTGGATGTTGCAACATGTGCCTCTTCAGCAAGCTTAGCGACGCTCAATTCTCTTTCTTTTCGTATTTTACGAAGAACTCCTGACTTGTACCTAACGGAACCGTGGGTTTTGATATTAGATAACTGATCATAGAATCTCATCAAATGTTGCGGCTTGAGCTTTGATAAGCGGATGTTTCCAATTGCCGGATAAATTCTTTCGGTTGCTCGTCTGTACTCAAAAAGTGTTTTTCTTTTGAGATGGGTAACAGCATATTCTTTAAACCATTCCTCAGCGAAGTCCTGAAATTTAATATTGCTTTTTCCCTGAAGGCCTATAGATGTTTCTTCATCAAGCAATACTTTTTGCCGTTCAAGTTCTTTTTGTATTTGCTTTGGAGTCATCTTAGGGCCTGGGGTCCAGGTCCTCGATCGTCTAATTTGTTTGCCGTGTATATCATATCCAGCTGATGAACGGATCAAATAACTATTTCCTCGCTTTGTGACGTACGCCATACGATTCCTCCTTTCATTCACAAATTACATCTCTAATCGATCATTCCTTCTTGTTTGATTCCAGTGCAATGATATGGTCGCTGATCTCCTCGAGCATCTCGATCTGTTTCTCCTGGTTCGACAGGTGGCAGAACACGGCCCAGAAGATCAGCGCGATGGCGGCACCGGTAATCCAGGTGTAGAGGGCAAGCATCACGTTAAATCCTTCTTCGGCGCCCAGAGCGCCAAGAACGATGCCGATGACGCCGAACACAACGCCGACCACGACGGCGATCGTCGAGAATGTGCCGCTGTATTTCGGCGTAAATGTGCGGTGCGATTTCACGGCGGCATAGTTGTCTTCTGCGGTGAAGACGTAACCGCACACGCGGCACTTGTCCGCGTTTTCTCCATTCAATGCTTTGCATTTCGGGCATACTTTTTTCATTTTGAATTTCTCCTTTTCGCTATTCATTTTCTATACCGTATTCTTCCATCAGTAGGTCAATATCTCTATGAAATTAAAAGCCAATATCACGCACAGTGAAGTACAAATTTTTATGGTATGCAGTGTCCATTGCGTTTTTCATTTCTGTGTTTGATAATTCATTCATAAACCAAGTTGAGAATCGAGCTTTCCCATCTGGCAAACTGCAAAATATAAGACAAACATCATCTGAATTTTCTATATTGGGATAGTAGAAAAAATTCGTTCCTTTATAGGAAGATAAGTTTTCTGCGACCAGAGATAAATCCGCCGCGAATTCTATAAAATCGGTTGCTGCATTTTTCGGAGAATCGTAAGATGACATATCCAAATCTACTATGGCAATTAAATCTGAGCCTCCGGTCCCGTTTTCCGTTTCAGAAGATTCAGCTACTGTTATTTTACCTTTAGGGAGATCGTAAGAGTTTAAAAAGTCTAAAATTATCTGATCGGAGACATTTTCTGCATTTAAAATAGTCTCATGTGAATTGCTGGAAGCGGCTGAGCTACTTGAAGAATCTGATAGATACACTTCACATTCGCCACAAACTGCTTTTGAATCATCAGTGGTTGCATATACAAACATTGTTAAAATAGAGTCGGAATTTGCATCCGAATTCAAGTCAAAGAGGTAATCAACTGTCACTGTTTCTCCAGGGGAAACTTCTTGATAAATTGTGTCTGAGTCAACTTTAAACCCATCCGAGGTAGTATAAGATTTATGAATCTCTTTATGGGGTAATTTTTCTCCGTCAAGATATAATACGACATTAAAGCAATCATCAAATGTAGTTGATACGGACGTTGTATTTTTCCAATTAATTACAATCGCATTATTTCGATTATCAGCTTGAAAATATACGTTATTAAGTTTTATATATCCGTATTTTAAATCTCCCTCCAATCCTAATTTTTGAGGTTCGGACGAAACCGAATCAGATGATACTTGAGAGCTAGGTATAGTAGATGAACTACATGAACTACTATTACTACTTTCGCTGCTCCCACACCCCGCTGCAGCAGCCGTGATCAGCGCTGCCAACAAGATTGCTGTGGCCTTTGTGTTTCTTTTCATTTTTCCCATCCTTTCTCACGTCTCAATAAATATTTTATATTCACTCTTAAATGGAGTGTTTTGCGCATGGAATGAAAGCATTCAACGTCAATAACTGTCTTTGCTTTTTGAGGTTTATTTATCTGATTCGTCGGACGTTCCTTTAGGAAGTATTTCGAGAATCAAATAATCCCATAGCCTTTTGGCTTCTTCGTCGTTCATCATCGTAACTGCCCCAATCAGGCGTTCTTTGTAGTTAATAGGTGAAGAATTATCTCCTATGAATCCAGGATCTAAAAGGTCAATCAAAGGAATGCCAAGCAAATTTGCATATTTTTGAGCAATTGTGATTTTGGGGATCCGTTGACTGTTCTCGTATCGGCTAATAACCTGTTTAGAAGTATGAAGGAATTGCGCAAGTTGTTCCTGTGTCCATCCGTTCTTTTTACGAATATTCTTCAATTTATTTCCAAAACTTGATATGCCAGTTGCGATTTCGGACAAGGAAGGAACTTTACAGACATCCTCTAATTCAGATTTATCGATTATCTCTGTGGCCATAATTTTTTGATCCGATCTTCCAAACAAAAAATCCATACTTACATTAAAACAATCGGCAATACGATTTAAGATTTCGATTCCTAGCTCTCGTTCACCACGTTCATACATATTTATACTGCTTTTTGAAGTTCCAATTTGATCTGCAAGAGCTTGTTGCGATAGTCCGGATTCTTGACGCAAAAGCTTTAATCTATCTTTAAAAGTATTTCTACTTTTAGATAGTTCGCATTTTTCGTGCCCAAGCAGGTAATCAACTGACACCCCAAAGTAATTTGCAATTTTATTGAGGGCGTTCCCTCGAGGCGTTAAATTTCTTTTTTTCCAGGTGGTAGGAGTCGATTTGCTGAGCCCCATTTCTAACGCGGCTGTAGTAGGAGAAATTCCTTTTTCATTGCACAGCCTTAAATAAATATCATAAAAAGAATATGTGCTTTCGCTTTCCGCTTCCTGTTCTATTTTTCCAGTCAAAATAAAATCGAGTGAAGTTTGCAGTACTTTCGCATAAAGCATAACTTTATCCCGCCTCATATTGGCGATCTCTCCACTTTCCCATCTGGAAACAGTTGCTTCTGTCACACCAATCTGATCGGCAACGTATTTTTGCGTTAGACCAAGTTCTTTTCTACGTGCAAGCAAATAATTTCCCATGTTGTTACCTCAGGACTTAACGTACCATTCCGGTCTCCATAGTGAATGTCCCATATTTGTCCCATAGACCGTTTCATATTAAAAATTTCTGTACAAAGGCCTTGCAATGTTCGAACACTTGTTCTATTATTGAATCAGCTACCTTAGATGAGACGTGTGGAGGATGGAGGACCAGCGTTGGATTCCGAACAAATGAAATCGCTTATACACGAATGGATTGATCAGATCACCGATGAAAAAATACTACTTGAATTGTACAGCATTCTGAAAACAATCACACGCAACTAAGGTCATTCTTTAGGTCCGAGACTTTGAAAGAAGTCTCGGACTATTTTTTTGCTTTTATCGTCCAGCTGCATATAGTTGGCAATGAATTTGATCATTTTCTTTACAAAAATGTCGTTCAATTGAATAGCCTGTGTGATATAATTCTCGAGCTCTGTAGAATGGGGAAGTTTTACAGACATTTCTCCTTCGCCAGTGCGCAACCACTTTTCATTAACATGGAATTCTCTGCAAATGGAACGAACAGCCGAATCAGATGGTATCCTCACATTTGTTTCATAGCTGGTAATCGTATTGGCTTTTAAACCAATCCGTTTTCCAAACTCTAGCTGTGTTAATCCTAATTCTTTACGCAACGATTTGATGCGTTTCCCAATTTCTTTTCTTATAGCATTCATATATCTTTCCTACTCTCAATTAAGTTGCATTTTCAGAAAGTCGCTTCATTATGGAAGCTGTTACACAAAACTGGGTCTATTCTTTAAGTCCAAGACTTTGAATGAAGTCTCGGACTATTTTTTTGCTTTTATCATCCAACTGCATATAGTTAACGATGATCTTCTTGATAAAATCATCATCTGATTGAATTACTTGTCCAATATAGGTCCCAAGTTCTGTCGCTGGGGGAAGCTTTAGGAACATTTCTCCTTCTCCTGTGCGTAACCACTTTTCGTTGACATTGAATTCTCTGCAAATAGCAGAAATATGAATGTCTTTTAGCTCCCTCTGACCTGTTTCAAACATAGCCAATGTAGATGCACCAACGTTAATTTTTGAGCTAAATTCTCGTTGGCTTAATTTCAACGCTGAACGCAATTTCTTTAGTCTTTCGTTCATGTGATAACCACCTCCTGTAGTTTCAGTATATCACGCCGCCGCTCACTATGCAAACTTTTTTTAGATTATTCTTGACTTTTTGCATGCATAGTGATAATATAAAATTGCTTAGTGAGCAAAATAAGTAACACTAAGTTATTTGGAAAAGGGGGGATGAGGTTGCTCACAGAAACGCAGATGTCGGATGTGCTGGAAATTGCACATTTGCTTGAAAAGGTAGATCAAAAGTATCTACCGATGATCGCGACCGGTGTTTTTATGCTGCTGGCACGTGACCAGGTAGATAAAGAAAAAGGAGCTTCCGAAGTAGCTCCTAAGTAATGGTTATGAATGGGCATAGAAACCCTAAACAGGCTAAAGAAAAATTTTATGCTGCTCTTGATGAACTGATTCAAGAAAAGGAGGTGAGAGCATGACCCGTGAACAAACGACGATCCGCTTACCTGTTGAGCTCAAAGAAAAACTACAGCAAGAAGCCAACGTGAAAGGAAAATCCTATAACAATTTGGTTGAAATTATACTTTACAGTTGGGTCAGGAATTTTCTAAGATGATAGGCCCATTTTCCCGTTCGTAATCGGCGACCAGTTTCTTCAGTGTTCGTTCAATCTCTTTATTAGTTGACCGATCATTTTCCTTGGCAATATAGGACACCTTATTAAGCAATGTCTGGTCGATGCGTAGTGTATAGCGTGGTAAATCTGATGGCATACGAGAATCCTCCTTTTGTCGTCACTTTATCGTCAGTATAGCGCAAAAAGAAAATTTTGAAAAGAATATTGACATCACTTTTTCGTCACCGTATAATAATAAACGAGAGGTGACGCAATAGTGACGCAAAATGTAGTAAGATCAGGACTTAGACTCAGTCAGGCACTTAACCACGACTTAACAGAAATTGCGAAGGAGATTGGAATGAGGAAAAATCAGCTGATAATTAAGATCCTCTGGGACTGGGTACAGGAGCAGAAGGAAAAGGAGGTGAGAGCATGAATGTGGAAGTTCTAAAAAACTTCTCGCTTAACGCCGAGACAGGGGAGATCAAGATAAATGGAACTCCGTATAAAAATATAACCTACCTTTCCATGGTGATGAAGGATGGAAAGGTAGGCTTGGAGTTTCAAGATATGCGGTTTTACGCAAGCCATGAAGCAGACGGGTATTTTTTCTCATGGTTACCCAATGAAGTACCGCATTAAGGCATTTGCGATAGAAGAAGAGGGGTGAAAAATATGACCCGCGAACAAACGACGATCCGCTTACCACTGGACCTGAAAGAACAGATTCAAAAGCAAGCGGACCTTATGGGAATTACTTTGCACGACTTAATTTTGTTTATTCTCTGGGAAGACTTTCTACATACTTTTCCAAAATAAACTCAATTTCTTTTGCTGTAGAGCGCTTGTTTTTTTCCGCTTCCTTCTTGATTATTTCAAGAAGCTCGGAATTTACACGCATCGTAAACCGTGTCTGATCTTCTCTAGTGAATGGGTCATTGCTTTTCATTTCTAGTCCCCCTTAGTGTCATTATGACACAATGACGAAAAAAAGTAAAGACACCTTATTGACACCAAATAGATGACGTGCTATTATGGTAGCAAGGAAGGTGGTGTCAATAATATGACAAAAGACACGGAAAGATTTACGTTACGAATGCCAAAGCGCCTTAAAAAACAGCTTGAAGCATGTAGTGTTCAAATGGGCATATCCCTCAATTCTCTGATGGTACAGCTGTTGTGGAGATGGGTACAGGAGCAGAAGGAAAAGGAGGCGAGAACATGAACTTAGAAGAAAAGGCAAAAGACAAGATGAAGGAGTTTGAAGAAGCTGCCTCGCAGCTTCCCATTTTGTCCAAGAACTTCACGGTAGTCAACATTTTGCTGGCAGCGCAAGAGCTGTTTGCGCAAGAAGAATATGAAACCGTGATTGATCTCTGTGATGCAATGCTTAAGCATTTGTAAGCAAAATGCCGAAACGCCCCGCGGGGCGTCCGCCGGAGACAGCCTCCCGGCGCTGACGAGGCGGGCTAATGGAAGGAGATGATGACATGTCAGATCATCAGGAAATGGGAGCGCGTATGGAGCTCAGTGGAGATGGAAACGTTGCAACGCTGATCATCAACGGTGTAGACCTTTCGAACTATGTTTCTGAAGTCACGTACCACAAAAAGGCTGGGGATTTAGCAACGCTGGAGATCGGCTTCAGTTATTTGAAGAGCGTGACGATCCGCGACATTGTGATTCCAAGCGTCCCTCCGGAGGTGGAAGCTGCCTTGAAAAACGAAAAGGCAGACTGCTGAGGACAGTCTGCCGTAAAAGAAAGGAGAAAGCAAAATGCGTATGCGTACATTGCCGCAGGCAATTGAAGAAATCAAAGCGAAAGATCCAGGCACATGCCTTACGCTGCGGGCTCTGCGCCGGCTCGTTTCTGAGCGACGCATTCCTGTTGCTTGGATGACGGCCAGGAAGCCGCTGATCGACCTAGACAAGCTGGAGACGTACCTTTATGAAATGCAACCCGAAGGAGCTCCAGCTGTTGCGGGTATTCGCCCCATACCGGAAAGGATTTGAAAGGAGAAGATATCATGCTTGAAACCACCATTTACGCCGTGTTGATCGGCGCCGTCGCGGCGGGGACCATCGCCGCTGAAAAGAGATCCCGTCATCTGCGTGAGCAGCGCGCGGCAGACAAAGAAGCATACCGCATGCGCGTCCAGCAGAACCGCGCTGAGCTTCGCAAAGCCCTGCTGCAGGGTAGCCTGTGAGGTGGGACATCATGTTTACAAAAGAAGAACTCGAAGAGATTGCGAAGGCGGACGCTGAGATCGACGCGATGGAAGATACCGTAACGCCTGAAAGCCTTGCAATCTCTCGAGAACTTGATAAGGTGGCGCATAAGCAGGCAGTAAGCGCAGGCAGATTAAAAAGCCTTACACCGGAGGAGCGAGCTGAACACCGGAAGCTCCTCCATCGAGAATACATGAGGGACTACAATCATAGACCCTATGTAATGGAAAGGATAAAGGCCTACAATAGCCGACCAGAAGTACGAGAAAAGCGCATTGCATATCTACGCGAGTGGCGGGCAAGAAAAAAACGGCAGGAGGAATTCCAATGAATCGCGAACAAACAACAATCAGAATTCCTGTGAAACTCAAAGAGACCATTAAGATAGAAGCGAAAAAAAGAGGATTTTCATTCAACGCTTTGATTCTGATGATCTTGAACGAGGAACGAAACCATCATCAAACGTAATTGGTCCATGTTTTCCTTCCCATTCGCTTATATGGGACAAGATAAGCTGTTCAATTTCTTTGTTTGCCGATCTTCCATTACGATCAGCAATGTATTTTAGCTTGTCCATTGTCTCAGAAGGAATTCTGAGCGCATACTGCGGATGCTTATGAACGCCTTGTGGCATATTGACACCTCCTTGGCACTTTTATGATTTTATAATAACCGCAAAAATAAAAAACGAAAAGATATTGACATCACAATGACGGCCACTTATAATATAAGTGTCAAGTGGACATCCACTACGTGCTGGAGGTGATCATGTGCAACGGTCGCGAGTAGGACTCCGCATACCTTACGATCTCAATACCTATTTGATTTTACGATCGGAGAAACAAGGAGTATCAAAGAACGCCCTGATCCTGCAGATCCTGTGGGAATGGGTAGAGAATCAGAAGGAGGAACCAAAATGTTAAGCATTATCTTGATTATCACCGGTGGCGCGTGCATCGCGACGGCGGCCATCATGTTGACGGCAACGGCCAATCATAACCATCGTGTGCGTGCACAGCGGGCCAAACAAATCGCAGCTGCACGCGCAGAGATGCGCAAGCAGCTGAAAGGAGGAGAATAATTGATGGATAAAGAAAAGGCCGCCCCCGCGCCGAAGCGCGAAAGCGGCAAAGAAAACTTATCTTCTATTAGTATCGCACAAAGCACCCATTTTGTCAAGGTATCAGATGTGCTGCATGCGTTGAAAGAAGACGACGAAACCCCGACCGAGTGGTCCAAAGGATACAACGCTGCTCTCGGTGATATGAAGACGGTCATTAGAGGCCTAAAAAAATACCGAGCGGAGGAAGATGATGTATGGAGCCGGCTGCGGCGTGACTGTGAGGATCCAAATAGCGGACTAAGCGCTTGTGAGTACAACGTGCCAGGACCAAATGGAGGACGGTATCTGATAAGCATTATGTATCGAGAGACAAGCAGAAGATAAGGAGGATCCGAAATGATTGTAGCAGGATATGAAGGAATTGGTCCAGAGTCAGGAAAGCATGTAGACGCAGATGACGCGCTGAACTATGCGATGATCCGCTGCGGGATCACTTGGGACGCACCGATCGATGGATTCAAACCGGACGTTCGCGATGAGTTCGAGCAGGCGTTTATGGAGTGGTTTTACTCTGGTAACTGGGTGCCTGTAATCACAAAAGAAGCGTGAGGAGAAAACTATGGATCATTTATATGAACTGACCGCTGACTATATGCGGCTGCTGGATGCAATCGAGGCGGGGGAGATCCCCGAAGAAGCGATTGAAGATACGCTGGCAGGCATTGAAGGTGAAATTGACGAGAAGATTGACGCGATTGCCTGCATGGTCAAGGAATTGACTGGCGAGGCGGAAAGCATCTCGGAAGAAGAACGAAGCCTTGCAGAGCGCCGACGCGCGAAGGAACGGAAGGCCGCACGCCTGAAGGATTATATCCGCGACCAGATGGCGCTGACGAATAGGAAAAAGATCGAAACGGCGCGCAATGTTGTGCGCTTAGGAGGATTAACCAAGCGCGTTGAGATCACAGATCTAGAAGCGCTCAAAAGTTATAAGGAAGCATGGAAGCCGTACACCTACAAGGTTACGGACGTAGACAAGGTCGCACTTAGGGCCTTGCTGCAAGAAGGGAAACAAATCCCTGGTGCGAAATTATCAGAAGGGCAGCGCACCTTGACGATCAAGTGAGGATAAATCGATGGAGAATAACCTTGTATTATACAACCAATTTAGAAAGCCTCCAAAAGAGGCGTTGAGGACAATCGCAGCCGGGCGACTGAAAGGTAAAACCGATATCAACCCAATGTGGCGCCTCAAAGCGTTAACGGAAGCCTTCGGACCTTGCGGAATCGGGTGGAAGTACACGATCGAGAAGCAGTGGCTGGAAGTCGGAATTCCCTTTACATTCATGGATGGAAACGGCCAGATTATCAGCGGAAATGAAATTTCTGCGTTCTGCAACATTCTGTTGTATTACAAATACAACGGAGAATGGAGTGAGGGCATTCCGGGTAACGGAGGTGCCGCGTTCATAGCATTAGAGAGATCAGGGCCGCATACTTCCGATGAGTGCTACAAGATGGCACTCACGGATGCACTGAGTGTGGCTGCGAAGGCTTTGGGGATTGCCGCTGACGTGTACTGGGAGAAGGATCCGACAAAGTACAGCGCTATAGAAGAGGGACAAGCCCCTAGAAAAGCATCCGCGGCGCCGGCAGCACAGCAAGCGAAGCAACGTGTACCAGCTGCACAGATGATCAGCCGCCAACAGCAGGAGGAGCTCATGAAGCTGGCGCACGACGCTGGTTGCACGCTCAATCAGGTCATGGGACGCGCTCGCAAAATGTACCCAAACGCGGCGCCACAGACAATTGGAGATCTGACACTGGAACAGTTTATGCAGCTCTCGAAAATCTTGTCTGATCACATCGCTCAGACAAAGGAGGCGGTATAAATGCTGCAATTTGAAGTCGATAAAGCGCGCGTTGAAAAGGACGCATCCGGCACCTGGCTGTGTGTGAAGACAGCTTCGCCTCGGGATGCTGAAGCGGCGCTTGCAGACATTCAAAATAAGAAGCGGTGCACGGTAATGATTAAACCTCGACGACGCAGCTTGACGTCGAATGCGTACTTCTGGGTGCTTGTCGGAAAGGTAGCATCATCGCTCAACTTGACTTCAACAGAGGTATACAGAAGCTACATCGGGGAAATAGGTAACAATTTCGAGATTGTTCCTATCAGAAAAGAAGCCGCGGCGACCTGGAAAAAGAATTGGGAGCAGAAAGGACTCGGATGGGTTTGTGAAGAAATCGGAAACAGCGCCTTTCCTGGGTATGTGGAGATGCTCTGTTATTACGGACCCTTCACATACGACTCCCAGCAGATGTCAGGGCTTATTTCCATGGCCCTGCAGGATTGTGCAGCACTCGATATTCCGATCAATGAAGGGGAGATCCCGGAGTCGATACAAAATACATGGTCAGAAGTAAAACAAAAGGGGGTTAAAACATGCTCAATGTTGCCGTTTTGATGGGGCGTCTGACGGCTGATCCGGAGCTCAGAACCACGCCCAACAATATCCCGGTAACGACGTTCTGCATGGCGGTAGACCGCAGGTTTTCCCGCCAAGGAGCGGAAAAGGAAACCGATTTTATTTATGTGACGGCATGGAGAAATACAGCAGAGTTCGTCTGCAAGTATTTCCAGAAAGGATCAATGATTGCTGTGCAAGGCTCCATTCGCGTGGAGAACTACACGGATCGCGATGGCAATCACCGTACCCGTACAGAAGTCATTGCGGATCAGGTGAGCTTTTGCGGAAGCAAGCGGGAAACGCAAACCCATGGACCTGATATGGGGACTCCTGCAGATCAGCTGCCGCCAGACCTAGCGTCGGCGTACCAACGTATGCAAAATCCCGCCGTAAACCGGAGCCAGAGCATGGATAGCTATCGAGAAGATCCGGCGGCACCGGTGCAGACAACACTTGCAGAAGCTTCTGGAAGCGCGGCTCCGGAAACAGACTGGCGTGCACCGATGACGCAGGATGAAATGGATGACCTTCCATTTTAACGAGCCCTAGTAGGGCCCGAAAGGAGATGGTCAAGTGGCCCGTCCGATCAAAGATGGGGTTGATTATTTTCCACTTGATGTTGCACTGGATGAAAAATTTGAGCTGATTGAAGCAGAATTTGGGCTGATAGGATTTGCAGTAGTCGTTAAGCTGTATCAAAGAATTTACGAGCGAGGTTACTACTGCGAATGGACAAACGAGGTTGCATTGTTGTTTGGGCATAAGATTGGCCTTGGTGGCAATGCCGTTTCTGAAATAGTAGCTGCGGCAATCAGAAGAGGTATTTTCGACAAAGACATGTTTGATAAATATGGAATTCTTACATCAAAAGGAATCCAAAAGAGATACTTTGAGGCAGTCGCCCGCCGTAAACTTGTCAATGTCAAAAAGCAATACCTCTTAGTTAGTGTTGCCGATTTTTTAAAAAGTGAAAACATTAACTTTGAAAATGTAATCATAAACCCCGAAAATGACAGCAATAATTCGCAAAGAAAAGTAAAGGAAAGTAAAGTAAAGAAAAGAAAAGAAAATAATAAGTGCGGAGCCGCAGAAGCTGCGACTCCACACCGCAGCAACGCTGTGATTACAATTCCGCTGAATGATCGGACGGAGTATGAAGTGACTGATGCATATGTGAAAGAATGGGCTGAGCTCTATCCGGCCGTAAACATCATGCAGGAACTGCGAAAGATGAAGGGGTGGTGTGAAGGAAACCCCAATAAGCGGAAGACAAGAAAAGGCGTCCTGCGATTTATTCACGCCTGGCTTTCCAAGGCGCAGGACCAAGGAGGATCCCGATATGGAGGACAAAGATTGGACCATACATCCGTCGCTCGTGGCGGAACTCAAACGCCGACTCAGCCAGCCGCATCCGGTAAATACGGCGAGTATCTATGATAGACTCGACCGAGAAGTGAAGGCTCTGAATGATACAGAAGGGGACTTGTCAGGCCGGCATTGCGAAACATGCAAGGACAAAGGTGTCGTCTACGTGCGAAACGGCGAATACATCGAATATCGGACATGCAGCTGCATGCCGGCAAGGCGGGCAATGTGGAGAATCGAGCGAAGCGGGCTCGGTGAGAGCTTGCAGCGCTGCACATTTGAGACGTTCCTGGCGTCGGAACCATGGCAGAAGGCAATGAAAACGGCAGCCGACCGGTTTGTGGAGGATCATAGTGGCGCGTGGTTTTTTGCCGGCGGACAACCTGGCGCAGGCAAAACGCACATCTGCACGGCGATCGTCGGAGAGTTGTTAAAGCGTGGGAAGGAAGCACGGTACATGCTCTGGAAGGACGAAGCAACGTACCTTAAGGCACATATAAACGAGGACACCTATGAGGCGCGTATCGGTACGCTTAAGACGGTTGAGGTTCTATACATTGACGACTTCTTCAAGACGCCGTATGCCGATGATGGAACGCGCCGTCGGCCGACGGCTGGGGATCTCAACCTGGCGTTCGAGATTCTCAATGCGCGGTATGTCGGACGGCTGACGACGCTGATCACGAGCGAGCGGACGATCGACGAGCTGCTGGACATTGACGAGGCGGTCGGCAGCCGCATATACGAGCGGAGTAAGGGCTATGCGTATAATCTGGCGCCTGATCGCGCGAAAAATTGGAGGTTGCGTGTATGAACGCATATGAGGAGAGCGTGCTTTGCCGAGCGGAAGCAAAGCGGACACGCATTATTGCCCGCGAGGGTGACCTTGGCGGGGAGCGGCGGAAGCCGTGGTATCTGGAGGCGCTGGCCGACGAGATCCGTCAGCAGGATTATGCCATGGCGATGATGGACGGAAGCAGAAAAGCAATGATTGGCCGCGCAGCGGCCGGCGTGTAAGAAGGGAGAAAAACATGAAAGTGCAACTTAAAGACTTGCAACGTGGAGATACGTTTTATGGCGCGGGCATCCAGTGGCTCGTGCTGGGCCACACCAAAAGTAGCCAAGGGTTACCCATTGTCACGCACATCGTTTCCTCCGGCATTGTCGAGTGCCGGGCCTTCGATGAGACGAACCGCAACGACCTCGGCGTCAGCACCCTTTTGACCTACCTCAACGGGGAATTCCTCGAGAGGCTCTATGACGCCTTCGGAGAAGGGGCCGTCGAGGAACAGTTCATCGACCTCACCAGCAACGACGGCCTCAAGGACTACGGGAACGCCAAGACGAAGGTGGGCCTGCTCACCGAGGATGAGTACCGGCAGCACCGCGACATCCTCCCGCCCCTAGACGACGAGGGCTGGTGGTGGCTGGCGACGCCGTACTCCACCGAGCGGGCAGGCTACTCATCATCCTATGTCCGCATCGTGTACTCGGACGGGGCGCTCGGCAACTACAGCGCGTGCATCGACACCTACGGCGTCCGCCCGGCTTTGTATCTGAAATCCGAAATCTCGGTATCTCTGGAAGGGAACGACGAAAACACCATTGAGGTGAGTGAGAAGGAGCTCTATAAGGCGGCGGTGCAGAAGTTCGGCGAGCAAGCCCAAATCCTCGTCGCCATCGAGGAGATGAGCGAACTCACCAAGGTCCTCCTCAAGTACATCCGGCTAATAGATTTCGACCAAGGAAACTACGATGATATCATCGAAAACATAGCTGAGGAGCGGGCAGACGTCGAAATTATGATGAAGCAGCTCAATGAAATTTTCGGATCCAACGACGTTGCTATGACGAAGAAAATGGATCATCTTAGAGAACTCGTGAAATCATGAGATTTTATTTTAGATTGGAGGATCACAATGAATAACGCAATATGCAGAGGGTGCGGAGCATCTATCGTTTGGATAAAAACGAAATCCGGAAAGTCAATGCCCTGCGATGCGGAACCCGTCCATTATGTACTTGGTGGCAAAGACAGGGCCGTTACGGCATCTGGAAACGTTGTGAGCTGTGAGATTGTATCGGGCGGAGGCGAGATCGGATATCGTCCGCATTGGGCAACGTGTCCGAACGCGAAGCGGTTTAAAATCGGTGGCAGTAGGAGGAACTGAAAAGTGAGCTACGATATTTATTTGGTTGATCCTGTTACACGGGAGGCGCTGCAAGCTGATGTCGCACATCAGATGCGAGGTGGTACATACGCAATAGGCGGGACTTCCGAGATGTGGCTTAACGTCACTTACAACTACGCGAAGTGGTATTACAAAGACTATGCCTTCGGGGAGAAAGGCATTCGTGCTATCTATGGCCTTTCTGGATCCGAGAGTATTCCAGTGCTCCGAAAGGCTATTGATGGCCTGGAAGCATCCAAAGAGGAGCTACCTGAAGATGAAGTTAAAAAGTGCGCGGAGAATGGCATAGCCGGATATTGGGTGCCTACTAGAGAGAACGCTATCAAACCACTGTACCAGCTTTTGGCATTTGCTCAGATGCGTCCTGATGGAGTATGGGAAGGGGATTGACATAAAGAAATGAAAGCTGAAAAGTGCAAAGCGTGCGGATCTCCCGTTATTTGGAAGGAAACAAGAATCGGGAAAGTTCTGTGCGACGCGCATCCTATTCATTACGAGGTCGGAGGAGACTAAGTGATCGTCACAGAAGACGGAGACACGGTGTTACGAGCAATCGTGCCCAGCGGAGGAAAGCTCGGATATCGCCCGCACTATGCTACTTGCAAGAGCGCAGAAAATCTGGTTGATGCGTATAAGGAGAAATGAAATGGACGAACAAAATGAACTCAATTATAGACTTATTCGTGTACCTAGACTAGGAAGATTCGGATTTGACACTGTGGCAATACCAGTTTCAGAAGAAAGCAAGGAAGAAGAGAGAGAACAAAAGCTAAAAACGCAGGATGAAGAGCGAAAACGGTTAATGGAGCTTTTGAAAGAGCATCCGGACTTGCCGATTATTCCGATTATCACGCTTGATTTTGGGCTGAGATATGGAAACTCACCTATATCAGAAGACTTTATTGAGGGCGAGATTACGTCCATAAAGCTTGGTAACGATCCGAATCATGGGAAAGGAATTTATGTTTATATCTATGTGAAAGAAATCATGTAAGGGGGGCAAAACAACGATTAAACGAGATTTAGATGATTGCTATTTTCGCGTTTACCGCGACGGGCAATGGGAAAATGTATGCTTTTCTGATCTATCAGGTCTTGAACGCGAAAAAGCTGTAAAAGGATGGTCGGCGGACGCATTGTTTAGATTAGCGTGTCATTTGGCGGATCAGCTACACGTTGTAGGTGATGCACATGATATTTACGGAGGCTGAAATGATTAAAATCGAAAACTTTAAAGCTTGTGGATTTAGACAAGCTATTCGCGGGATGCGGAATTCTTATAATAGCTGGGATAAAAGCGATTCTTGCTCTGTAGGCATTGGGCCTGATGATTACAAGTTGATGTTAAAGCTTGCAAAGAGTGGCGCGTCGCACTCAAAGTACCGGCGCATGATTGTAGTGTACGCAGATGTAACGGCCCCACTGTATTGGTGGAAGGAAATGGACACGTACAAGGTGGGAACCGTTTCCAATTCATGCAGTACAATGCATACGATTGCTTCGAAAGAATTTACTTTGAAAGATTTTAGCCATGAACATTTAACGCATTTTGTGCATGACGGTGAACTTTGCAGAGATTGGCTTGGAGACTTAGAAGATGTAATTGATGAGCTGAACTTTGCAAGAACTATGTACTTAGAAACCAAAGACAAAATGTATTGGTGGCAAATCATTCAGCTGCTTCCTAGCTCGTACAACCAGCGACGCACGCTTATGCTCAATTACGAAGTGTTATCGAAAATATACAAAGAACGCAAAAACCACAAACTCGATGAGTGGGTTCTTTTTTGTGGATGGATTGAAGGATTACCGAGTTCGCAGCTGATTACTTTGGAGAGCCCGAAGAGCGACACAATAGATCTAGAATGGACAAACGGTTCAATTGAAACGGAAGGATAAACTGATTTTGCTTTAAAAGATGGAGGGAACTTTGAATGATAAAAGTAAAGGAAATCGAAATAGGAAAAACGTTCTGGGCCGCCGGAATTGAGTGGATGGTGTTGGATCAATGTCGGGACAATACGTATGCAATATCAAATAAAACTGTACGGTTCTTGCCGCCCCCAAATCCTTATATCGGAGTTAGACCGACAATTTTTATTTGCAATGAAGCGCTTGTTTATGAATCTGATGAAGAAGAAAAAAGCGTTGGAGGCTGTCCGAAGATGACAAAAGCAGACAAGATCAGGAGCATGAATAATGACGAGCTTGCGCGCTTTATTTACATTCACACGGATTGCAATCCCTATTCATGTCCTGCTTTTAATCTTTGCGTTGTACACAAAAACAAAGAAACGTGCATCAAAACGGTTCTTGAATGGCTAGATACGGAGGTTAACGATGACAGTTTACGATAAGATTAAATCAATGAGCAAAAAAGGGCTTATAGGTAACGATAAGGTAGTGATGATGAGTAAAAGAGAGCTTGCGGTTGCATTGCTTATTTCGGAGGCAGGAAGGCTTGGAATAACAGACTCAGTTGAGATTATGAAATATGTAGATACCAGAATTAGCAAAATGATGGGCACTTTGAACCAAGAGGTATAAGATGACGAACGGAGACAAAATCAGAAACATGACCGACGAAGAACTCGCGAAATTCATGATGGCGTGGGTTTCCCCTAAATCGTGCAAAGAGTTTTGGGATGCATTTTTGAAAAAAAAGGCGGACGATATTTGGTGGGAAGTCCTTTTGAAGGGGGAAGACGAAGATGACTAACTTTATTTTAACAGTTGTGATCTCCGCTGTGATTGCAAGCTTCTTAGGGATTCTGGGAATCAAAATTTTTGCTTGGATTAAAACGTGGATATTAGTAAAAAGAACGTTCCACGATTTTAAAAAGGAGATGGACAAAAATGACCAACGGAGAAAAGATCAGAAGAATGACCGACGATGAGCTTGCTCACTTTATTCGCATTCACACGGATTGCGTGCTGCTCTCTTCGTGCCCTGCTTATAATAATTGCGCGGAATACAAAGGCGAAAAAACGTGCTTCGAAGCTATTGTTGAGTGGCTTAAACAGGAGTGTGAAAATAATGCCTAACATAAGAATTGATCGCACAAGTTCTATGGAATGCAAATTGGGACGGACCTTAGATTTAGATGGAAATTATTAGAATGTTATTGCGTATAAAGGAGGACACGAAAAATGGGTAAAGAGAATACCGTGATAGGAAACAAAGAATAGGGACGATTGAAAGCAATCTGAACAACGACGCACAAGGAGAATACAAATGAAAATCATTATTACTGACGAAAACATTGAACTTATTGAAGCCAGTGCGGAAGAAGCAGCCGTTTCAATTTCCGTTCTGGTTAACACAATACGAGGCATCATGCATTCAAAGGGAAATCCAGTAATGATAGATAATATTTTAAAGAAGATTTTCATAGCGGCCGTGGATGCGGGCTTCAAGATGGAGGAAATCGAGCCATGAAAGCGAGAGTGCCAGTCAGCCGCAACGTCAGGCGAAAAATTCGAGATGAAGTAAAAAAGGAATTGGACTCGGAAGGTGAAGCGCGCACGCGTCGGCATATGAAGCTGTTCGCGGTGGCGCTGCACGAAGAAGGGTATGGTCCGATGCGAATCTGCCGGGTAATCGATTGCGTTTCAAGGTTGTGCGACGAGGAACGCGAAGATGAAATCTTTTGGTACCACGTGGATCGCTTGCTGATCGAGCAGCTCGGGATCCCGTTTGACAGAGAAGAATATGATGAAATTTGATTGAAACGGGGAGGGATTGGCTCTTGGATATCACGAAGCGCCGACTGCGAAAAATTGCAGAGGCCGAAATGCTCATGGGTATGTACATAAAGACTTGCCCGCGCTGCGGGGGAAAACACATCTTGCTGCAGCAGGCAGAGTACGGAGATCGGCCGAGTTATTTTGTCGGATGCAACGATTGTGGATTGGTTCGAGGGCCAGCCAAAACCGTGAAAAAGGCCGTGAAGGCTTGGAACAGGAATGCATAGGGGAGGCGTGGCAATGGCATATTCAGAAGCAAACGAAGAGCGTGGACCATTGCTGCACGCAAATCCGTATGGCTATCGCGTAAATATAAACCACCCATCCATAAATCCGTTGTATAGACGGTACAAGGCGTGGAGGGAAATTCCAGATACGTGCCCGTTATCTGATGGGGAGCGAAAAGAATTTGAGGCGTACCTGCTCCCAAAGTTTCAGAAAAAGGAGAGAGCGAAATGAGCGTAAAAGACTGTCAGACGTGCGGATTTCATACGGTGATCGAAGGCGTCGAAAACGTATGTCAGTATTGCTTGCTGGCTGGGCAGCCGCGCGGATGCAAAGCGGGGATAGGCTGCACGCGCTGGGCAGATCCGGAGGAAGTAAAGAAAATTCTGAGAAAAGTCCGGACGCCTGTCCCGAAGAAATCGGATTCGAAGATGGGCGCATGAGGAGTATTCGATTTTGTGTCCCCGGAACGCCTCGGGGAAAAGAGCGAGCAAGGACTGTACACGTCGACGGCCGCGTCATGACGTTTACGCCTGGACAAACGGTTGCCTACGAGGACCGGGTGCGAGGCGCGTTTTTGAAAGCTGGTGGAGGAACTTGGACAAAAGTGGACACTCCACTGTGTATCCAAATTTTAGCCAAGTATCCGGTACCAAAAAGTGTGAGTAAAAAGCGCAGGGCGGCGATGCTCTCCGGCCGGCTGTTTCCTACAAAAAAGCCGGACTGGGACAACGTAGGGAAGATCATCTGCGACGCGCTCAACGGCATCGCGTATCACGACGATGCGCAGATTGTGTTTGCTGCAGTATCAAAGTCGTACACAGAGGGCGAAGGGTGTGTAGAAGTCACCCTTACAGCACTTGAGAAAGGGGCGTGAATAGATGGACTTAACGAGGTGCCTGCTGCTGATTATGAGCTCCGCTGTGTTTGGCGCAGCGGTGTGGGAGCTCGTCAGGAGCATCTATCGGTGGGCAAAACATAAAGGATGATGGCATAGAAAGGGGAGAATGCGATATGGAGGCGATGACGCCCCAAGAAATTAAAAAGCTTCTGCAAAAGTACTATGATCTTCCGGCAATGATTGCGGAGGAGCAGGAACTTTTGGAGGAGCTGAAAAAAGAAGAGGGCGCCGTCTCTGTAGCGTCCCCGAGCTTGTCAGGTATGCCGCAGCCAAAGGGCTCCACGTCGGATCCTGTGGCGCGCGCAGCGGAGCATGAGGACAAGCGTCTCGAGCATGAAATGGATGCCTGCCGGCGACGCATCTCGCACTACCGCGAGGAGCGTGCCTTTTGCACAGTCGCACTGGCCACGCTGGGGCGCGCACAGCGCCGCATATTGGAGCTTGCGTACTTAGGGCCGAAGGATCCGCAAAAGCGAAGGACATGGGTCCGTCGGCCGTACTGGAAAGAGATTGCGTCCGAGGTCGGATACAGCGAAAGTCAGACGTACACGATCGCCAGGCAGGCCCTGCAGGAACTGTCAGATTTGTCCCCGCAGGAAGTCTTCGAATGGGAAAGCTTGTAATTCCGTAGTTTTTCGGAGCGATTCGGAGTGCACAAGCGCTTGGATTGTGGTATGCTTTCTGTAGATTACAAGGGATTCTCCTTTCGATATTGCTTTTATTTCTCATTAATCCTTTCTTAAAAGAGGCAGCGGCTCTGCACGGGATCCGCTGCTTCTTCATTTTCATTTATCCTTGACAACTTGGAGTAATTGTGCTGTTATTGTAATATCAAAAGCTCAAAAGCGATAAAGGAGACCCATTATGGAATTCAAAACTTTAACGGTTGGAGAAAAGATTTGTGAGCCGAGCCAGGACATGATGCAGTTTGATATTCAGGATAGTGGCGGAATTCTGTGGGCGAAATATAGAAAGCCGACGGCAAAAGAGATCCGAAATTTTAAGAATGGAGTTCCGCAGTTTAGATATGTTGTGATTGATGGAGTTATCTATTTCTTGTGCCGCTTTGGAACTGGGAATTGGATGGAGGCTCCGTTTCATCAGGAAGCTTCGTTCGCGTCAAAGCTTCCAAATCCGCCGGAAGGGCAGGGCATGGCTCTTCATGTGCTCCTGGTCGACGCTTCTACGGGTATTTTGCGCGTGCAAAAGATCATCGGATTGAGCACGCATTTTACGAAAGAGCTCGTGCAGGACATCCTAAATCAGCCGATCATGTCAATCCAAGACTATTATGCAGCGGTTGAACGAGCGCATGCAAAATATTCAGTCAATATGATGGTTGAGATGGCGGCACACGCAAATTAAGAAAAGGGCCGGGCTAAAAAATCAGCCTGGCCCTTTTGACTATCAAAATCCGTAGTTATCCGTAGATTTTGGGAGACTTCCGAAGCGTTTCGGTGTGCACCGCACATAAAAACGTCGTACACTATACTTAGGGAATTTTTAAAAAGGACCGCCGAATGGATTCGGCCTGTGCGGGTCTCTGCAAAGGAGATCAGCATGGAGTACACAGATCAAATTTACAATGAAGATTGCATTGCGGGCATGTCCCGCATCGCAGACGGCAGCGTAGATATGATCTTGACGGACCTTCCGTACGGGATCACCGGCTGCCGGTGGGATAGCCTCCTGCCATTTGACAAGCTGTGGGCGCAGTATCTGCGCGTGGTCAAAAGCAACGGGGCAATCTGTTTGACGGCGTGTCAGCCGTTTACGACGCGGCTGATTGCAAGTCAGCCGAAACTGTTCCGGTACTGCTGGTACTGGTGCAAGAACATGGTGACCGGGTTTGCGAACGCCAAGAAAATGCCGCTGAGGTGCATCGAAGAGGTGTGCGTGTTTTACAAGCGCCTACCAACGTATCACCCGCAGGGGATTGTCGTACTGGATAAGCCCATCAAGCGCCGCGGGAAGCATATGCCGACGCATGGAGACAGCGTCTACAATATGGACGGCGGACTCTCACACGATACGCAAACCTGCGTTGTGCATTATCCTAGGCAGTTGCTCGAGATCAAGTGCGAGCGAGGCTTGCACCCGACGCAAAAGCCCGTGGAACTGTTTGCGTACCTGGTCAAAACATATACGGATCCAGGATCGCTGGTGCTGGACAGCTGCATCGGCAGCGGGACGACCGCTGTGGCGTGCATTCAGACAGGCCGCCATTACGTGGGATTTGAGATGGATCCGCAGCACTACCAGACAGCATTAAATCGCATACAAGGCATACAAGACATATAGGTTTTCATTTTTGTATCCTCCTGACAATAGCCCTTTGCGAGGGACGCGCGCCACTTCCGATAAGGAAGGGGACAGCGAAACCCGCAAAGGGCTACTTTTATGAGACGTGGCGGCGCGTGCGGCGCCGGCCTTCCGGGGCAGATCCGGGACGTTCCAAGCGCCGGCAGTCGTAGTACTGCTTTTTATACTCTAACGGAGGTGGAAACGTGGCACTCTATCAATCAGCCAAAGAAGCACAGGAAGCGGCAGATCTATTGAAACAAAAGCTGATCGCAATGCCTAAAAGGGGATGTCAGGCGCAGCGTCAGCGTCTGGAGGATATGTGCCGCGACGCGCAGCTGCAGGCAAATGTGCTGTACCTGATGGCGCGCGGGAAGCCTCCGGACGGGGGCGGTGAGACATAGTGGAAAACTTTGATGAGCGGTATGCGAAGCTCGCAGAGAAGGAAAAGCGGTTTATCGATTATTGGCTTGAAACCGGCAATGCAACGGAAGCGGCCCGCAGGGCGGGATACACAGCAAAAACAGAATCCACGATGCGCTCCATTGGAAGCAACAACCTGACCAAGCTTGCGAAGTACATCCAGCCGCTGCTCGAAAAGCGCGCAAACGAGCGCGTCGCTTCGGCGGACGAAGTACTGGAAACATTGACTCGCGTTTTACGCAGGAAGGAAGAAGAAACAGTCGTTGTAACCTGCAGGACACGGAAAACGTATCTCGACGAGACTGGCCGCCGTGTGACAGAAGAAAAAGAAGAGCCGGTTATCGTAAAGACAGACACGCCGGTACGAGAGGTAAACAAGGCGGCGGAATTGCTAGGGAAGCGATACAATCTCTTTACGGACAAGCTGCAAGTGCAGGAAATCACACCGGTGGTGATCGATGGTGCAGATGACCTCAAAGACTGAGCGCGTCTATTTGCCGGAAGTAGTCGGCAAAGGGTACGGCGCGTTTTGGCGTTGCCAAAAGCGCTATCGTGTCGTGAAAGGTTCCCGCGCCAGCAAGAAGAGCAAGACGACCGCTTTGAACATAATCTACCGCATGATGCAGTACCCGCAGTCCAACACGCTCGTCGTGCGCAAGGTTTTTCGAACGCTCAAGGACAGCTGCTACACAGAGCTCAAGTGGGCCATACATCGACTGCACGTTGAGGCGTGGTGGCAGTGCAAAGAATCGCCGCTCGAAATGACGTATCTTCCGACCGGCCAGAAAATCTACTTCCGCGGGCTTGATGATCCGCTGAAGATCACGTCCATTACGGTGGACGTCGGTTATCTGTGCTGGGCGTGGATTAACTTTGGTTCACGTTAAATTCCTCTAATTTCTGGGACACCCTGAAAAGGGCAATCAGAAGCGAAGCAGCAAAGGACGTTGTCTTATGGAGATTTGGAAGCCGATAAAAGGTTTTGAAGGATTTTATCAAGTCAGCAACAAGGGAAATGTAAAAAGTTTAGGTGGATGGTGTGGAAGTTCATTACATAAAGAACACACACTTTCCAAAAGCATTACTCGTGATGGATATGAGAAAGTAAGACTGAACTGGGATGGAAAAGATGTTACTGTAAAAGTGCATCGCCTTGTTGCAGAAGCATTTATTGAAAATCCTCTCCAAAAGAACACCGTAAACCACATTGACGGAAACAAACGAAACAACTGTGTCGAAAATCTAGAATGGTGCGACAGAAGCGAACAAATGCTTCACGCATATAAGTTGGGGCTCAAGAAGGCGGCAAAAGGGACTCGCAATCGTAACGCCAAATTAACAGATGAAGATGTAAAAGAAATCAGAAGGGTGTATGTAAAATACAGTCGAGAATTTGGTACAGTGGCCCTTGGAAAGAAATACGGAGTAACAAACCGTGTGATAGATAATGTGGTTCTAGGAAAGTCTTATTGCTGAACGTTCAACGACTATCGAAAGCAAGGAACGGTTATCACGCTTTTTGTAAGTAGAGTAGGGCGCAAGGGCGCTCGAAACGGGGAAAGCCACCAGTGGCTAAGATATAGTCTGAACTGCATGGTAACATGCAGAGAAAAGTCTCATAGGGAAACCGAACCGGACTTTTCGTAACACAATTGAGAAGAAGCTTATGAAATCGGCGACGAATCGGATTTTGACATGCTCGACGAGTCTATCCGTGGCGCGCTTCCGCCAGAGACAGGACTATTTAAACAGGTGACGCTCACATTTAATCCGTAGATTTTGCGGCAATATCGAGGAATCGATATTGAAAACTCCTTTAATTCATGGAAACCCCTAACGTAAAGACGAGGGCAACCATGATCCAAGTCAAAAGCAATGAGCATTTTGAAAGGTGCAACGACTATCGAAAGCAGAAAGGGCGCTGATGAGGCGCCTTTATTTTGTAAGTAGAGTAAGGGCAAGTGCCCTGAAATGGGGAGGGCCCAAAATGGGCTGTGATATAGTCTGAACTGCTGTGAAAGCAGCAGCAGCTTAAATAGCGGTGCGGTTGTAGCGAAACCGTACGAACAGAATTGGGAATGAGCATCACTGGATTAAAAAGCGATTTTTTGATAAAGAAAGCCCCGACGTCCTCGCAATGACGACGAACTACACGTGCAACGAGTGGCTCGATGAGGCGGACCTGCGGCTCTTTGAGACTATGAAGACGCAAAACCCGCGGCGTTACCAGGTCGCCGGCCTGGGCGAGTGGGGGATAGTTGATGGCCTAGTCTATGAAGACTGGGAAGAAAAAGCCTTTTCCGTCGATGAGATTCGCGGAAAAAAGGGCGTGCACGCAGCGTTTGGCCTCGACTTCGGCTTTACAAACGACCCAGCTGCGCTATTCTGCGGGCTTGTGGAACTCGCTACACATACCATCTGGGTGTTTGATGAGATGTACGCAAAGGGCCTTACAAACCAGCAGCTTGCAAAAAAGATCAAGGAGATGGGCTACGCCAAAGAACACATCATCGCTGATTGCGCTGAGGAAAAAAGCATCAAGGAACTGCAGGAGGCCGGGCTGCGGCGCGTGGAACCGAGCCAGAAGGGCAAGGACTCCGTTATGGCTGGCGTGCAGTACGTCCAGAACTTTCACATCATTGTGCATCCGCGGTGCGTGAACTTCCTGACGGAGCTATCCGTCTATACTTGGGAAAAAGACAAGAAGACGGGAAAATCCATCAATAAGCCTGTAGACATGAACAACCACTTGATGGACGCCATGCGATACGGAATTCAATCTGTGCGCAAGTTGTCAAGTCCACCGTCGTCGCAGGCCGTCAAAGGTAATCATCAAGATAATTACTGGGGGAGGGTGTGAAGATGCCCAAAGAAATCGGCCGCGTAGGCCAGAAGCGATTTGCGGGGGTATTCTACGAGGAATTCCTCCCCGAGCTTTCCGGCGTACGTGGAATCGAAACGTACAAGGAAATGGCAAACAACGATGAGATCATCTATGCGATGCTCTACGCCATCGAGATGATGCTCAGGCAGACGGAATTCCGTGTGGATCCGGCCGGCCCGAAGGACATCGATCGAGAGGCGGCGGATTTCATAGACAGCTGTCTCAACGACATGGAAATGACTTGGCAGGACACGTTGTCGGAGATTCTTTCGTTCATTGTCTACGGTTGGAGTTATCACGAAATCGTCTATAAGCGTCGGCGCGGCCGCAGCCGGGATCCACGTTATGCAAGCAAGTATTCTGATGGCCTGATTGGCTGGCGGAAGCTGCCGATCCGCTCCCAGGACACGCTCGTGCGATGGGAGTACGACGCAAAAACTGATGAACTGATCGGGCTTACACAGGCGCCTCCGCCAAACTATACGGAGATATTCGTGCCGCTTGAAAAGGCGATGCACTTTCGCACGAAATCAAGCAAGGAAAATCCAGAGGGGCGAAGCATCTTGCGCGGGGCGTACCGCGCGTGGTACTTCAAAAAGCGTATTCAGGAAATTGAGGGCATCGGCATTGAGAGAGACCTTGCTGGTTTTCCGGTGCTTCATGCGCCGGAGGGATCGGATATATGGGGAAGTGACGAAGAGTCTAGAATGACCCTTGCAAATGCGCAGGAAATCGTAACCTCCATCCGACGCGACACGCGAGAGGGACTTGTCCTGCCTGACGGATGGACGCTGGAGCTGCTGGCATCCGGCGGCCGGCGGAATTTTGATACAAACGCTGTCATCGAGCGCTGGGACAAGCGTATCGCGATGACGACCCTTTCTGACTTTATTTTGCTAGGCCAGCAATCGCAGGGAAGCTTCGCCCTTTCGAGCGACAAAACAAAACTTTTCTCGACGGCACTTGGAACATATCTGGACATCATCTGCGACGTGTTCAATACGCAGGGAATCCCAAGACTTATCGAGCTAAATTCCGAGCACTTCCACGGTATCACGGATTATCCCGTGCTTGCGCACGGGGACGTGGAAAATGTAAATCTCGAGGAACTGGGATCCTTTGTGTCGCAGACGGTTGGAAGCGGCGCCCTGATGCCGGACGAGAGTCTGGATGCCTACCTGCGTCGGGCTGCATCTATGCCGGAACGCGTGGAGGACTACCCACTCGCGGAGCCTACCGCTGGCAATGGCGTGCCGGCAGCGCATCAAACGGCCGTGCAGAGCGCCGGAGAGAATCTGGAGGAATAAGCCCCGTGATTATGCTTTACGATGAAGTCTGTAAAGAGAGCCCACGTGCCGAAGCGCTGAAAGAGATTCGACGGTTTACGGATAAGGAAGAGCCGCAACTCATTCGGCTGCTGGCGCGGACAGTTGATGATATGCAGAACGTCGTCACCTACAAGACGATCCGCGACGCGTTGCTGTCTGGCAGCATATCGCAAAGCGCGTTGTCGGCCATCCAACTCGCTTACACAAACTTCGTTGCAAATTCACTCGTTAAGATATGGGACAAAGCATTTCAATCGGCTGGCCGGGATATGGAGAAACGCAGGCGGGGTTTTGTGTATAACCCCTCGAGCGCGTCCATGGATCAATGGACGCAGAACCGCGCCGCAGACTTTGTGACAAACTGCACGAAGGAGACAATCGCCGGCGTGCGAGCGGCCGTGCGCCATTCCGTGTATCACGAGGCGATGGACGTCGACGAGCTGGCGCAGGCCATTCGGCCGATGGTAGGCTTAAATCTTCCACAGGTAAAGGCCAATCAAAACTATTTTAATCTGCTGATTAAAAATGGCGTCTCGAAAAAGCGTGCAACGGAAATGGCACAAAAATACGCCGAGCGCCAGCACCGCTATCGGGCACAGATGATTGCCAGAACTGAAAGCGCAATGGCGTATAACCACGCGCAGTATGAGGCTGTGCATCAGGCCATCAGCCAGGGTTATATGGGCGCTGTAAGAAAAGTATGGTGCACTGCCGACGATGAGCGCACGTGTGGCGAATGCCGGTCGCTTGACGGACAGGAAATCGGTCTGGACGAGGATTTTGGGTTCCGTTCCAAGCTTCCGAAAAGTCACGGGATGCACCGTGTGCCGCCGGCTCATCCCCACTGCCGATGCACGGTATTATATCAAGAGGTCAGCCCGCCAAACAAAGGCGACTGATTGGTTATCCCTGTTCTGTTGAAGGGCAGGGACATTTTTATGCTCAAAAACAAAGAAGCGAGGTTTAAAAATGTCTGCATTTACCTTTAAAGAACTTGCAGAGCCAAAAGCAAAGCACACTTTTTCTGTATATAAGTCGGACGACGATGAACGCCTGGTGTTTGGATGGGCGAATGTTGCTGTGCGGCAGAACGGCGAGGAGGTTGTGGATCTGCAGGAAGACAGCATTGATCCGGATGACCTTGAAGCGGCCGTATATGAGTATGTGCTGCAGTTTGGTGATGGAGGGGAGGAGCACAATCCGTCCCGCCGGCGTGTGGCGCGGCTTGTAGAGAGCTGCGTGTTTACGCCGCAGAAACTTAATGCCATGGGACTGCCAGAAGGTAGTGTGCCGTTCGGGTGGTGGATTGGATTCCGCGTTTTGGATGACGACACCTGGGCAAAAATCAAGGACGGAACGTTCCGGATGTTCTCAATTGAGGGCACTGGGCGTCGTATTCAGGCCGCGGAAGGGGGTGAGGAAAGTTGAGGCACAAATTAAAAGATATCCACTTGAAGAGTGTGGATTTCTGTGGGCAGGGTGCAAACCCGGATGCATATATCCGTCTGTACAAGAGTGAAGATGGGCCGGATGGTGGCCAAGCGGCCCACAAGACAACCCTTTTGCGCGCCTGGGAGCTTTTCAAAACGGCGTTTGCCCCGATGGAATCCTCTCTTCAAAAAACTAGCGATGCGCAAACCTTTGACGGGGTTGCCCGAAATGATGAACAGGGGCGAAAACTGTATCAATACACAGATATGCTCCAAAGAAGCTTTGAAAGCATTCTCCATGATGACAGTTTGCAAGAGAACGAGAAGCGTACACTCATGATGCAGAGCTTGGATGAGTTTTCGCAGGCAATGCAGGATCTAATTACGCAAATTCTTCCCGACAATGCGGTACAAGATCCTGTTCCCGTACAAACCGCAATCACAATGACCAAAACCCCAAATTTAGAGGATCCCCAAAAAAGGGGAAACAAAGGAGTGAAGAAAATGGATTTACTTGAAAAGTACAATCTGAAAGACTTGACTACGGAAGAGTTGACCGCCCTGCGAGACGGTATTGCAAAGTCAATTGAAAAGCACGTAGAACCGACTCAGGATCCGGTGCAGATGCCGCCGGCCGAACCGAGTTCTGAAACGATCCCGGAACCGATGCAGAAGGCAATTGACCACTGCAACGATCTATCTCGCAAGCTGGAAGACGTGTTGGAACGCCAGGAGCGCGCGGAGCTGCTGAAGACGGCTCAGAAATACGAAGCACTCGGCGAAAAGCCGGAAGAGCTTGCAGAACGCCTGTACGACGTCAAGAAAGCCGGCAGTAAGGTGTACGATACGTGCATCGCGGCACTTGATCGAGCGCTTGACGCCGTAAAAAAGAGCGATGAGGTACTTTTTTCGGAAATCGGTAAATCGAATCATCAGTTTGATGCGGCTTCTGGCGCCGTCGCAAAGGCACAGGAGATTGCAAAGGGCTTGATGGGTTCCGGCCTGACGTATCAGCAGGCAATGGCGAAGGCGTGGGAGCAGAATCCCGACCTCGCGGCAGAGTATCAGAAAGAATATGAAGGAGGCATGGCATAAATGGCAACATATTTGACGATTCCGATTCAGAACAGCCCGACTGTTGCGGTCGAGGCGGCCGCAGAGATTGACGACGTCCGTGGCAAGGCGATCGGGTTTGACGCAAACGGAAAAGGCGTCCTGGCGACGGACCCGAGCAAAGGGGCCCTTGGTATTGCAATTCTTTCCGCTGGAGACCAGAACCGCCTGGACGGCAAAGACGGTCATGTGGAAGCTGGTCAACAGATTGATGTACAGGTGAATGGCCAGGGCTACGCACTCGTGTCCGCGGAAGTCAAGGCGGGCGACGCGCTGACGGTAGACGGGAACGGCTGCTTTGTTACCGCTGCGGCCGGCAATTTCGTGGTCGCTACGGCGCTTCGTCCTGCCGCGGCAAACACGTACGCGTATGTGCAGGTGACGATGTATTGTGGCGCAGCCGCGGCGACCACCTATGCGGCGGCAATTACAGGCCCTGACACGAAGACCGGCGAAACGACGACCGGTGGCAGCAAGCAGTAAGGAGGCATAAGACAACATGAATCATACGACAGCAGGCGGCATCGCCTACGAGATTGCGAAGGGGAGCTTCCGGCCGAACGTCGTGCTCTCGAATCTGGCGCTTGCCTATTATCAGGATGCGAGCATGTACGTGGCAAAGCAGATGTTCCCGGTTCTTCCGGTTCAGCTTTCAACGGCTGCCTATTATGTTTTTGATAAGGGCGCACTGGCCCGCGATGACGTCCATCGCAAGCCCGCGCTCGGCCGTGTAGAGCCGACCGTTGTGAGCAACCATCTGGAGACGTACTCCGTAGACGTTGACCAGATCATCCTCGGTATTGACGAGCTCCAGCAGACAAACTACCAGCGGCAGCCGCTGGTCGGCTCGAGCAATCCGCAGGCGTCGAAGGCGCGGGTTATCGCGGAAAAGATGCTCATCCATCAGGACATCCTGTTTGCCAACGGCTTCTTTAAGGAGGGCGTTTGGACAAACGAGTGGACGGGCGCCGACGCGGACAACTTTGATAGCAATGAGTTTGTGAAGTTCTCTGACGCAAACTCGAATCCGATGAAGCTCTTTAAATACCTTCGCACGATGATGCGCAAGATCGGACGCCGTACGCCGAACCGCTTAGCGCTTGGCGAAAACGTGTTTAACGCATTGACCGAAAACCCGACGATCCTTTCGCATGTTATGCCTGGCGGCAGCACGGTCAACCCGGCAGAAGTCAATGAACAGGTTCTTGCAACGCTCTTCGGCGTTGAGCGCGTCGTTGTGCTGGGCTCTACGTACAACAAGGGCGACCTTGGTACAGAGGACATGGATTTCATCTGCGATCCGAATTCTGCGCTGCTCGTTTACGCGACAAACACGCCGACCATTGACGAGCCTTCTGCCGGCTATCAGATCACGTGGGATATGCTCGCGAATGGCAACTACATGCCGGTCCTGCAGTACCCTGGCGAAAACGGCACGCACTCGCAGTACGTTGAGGGATTGATGGCAACGACATTTAAGAAGACTGCTGATGACCTTGGCGTATTCCTGAAGGATTGCGTTTAAGAGGAAGGCCTATGTATATCGCGTTATATCCGGTTAGTTTTCATGGAAAAAGCTACCGCGTCGGCGATGAGATCGAAGAGGGGGCCGTACAGAATGGGCCCCGCCTGCTTCAAGCAGGCATCTTGAAGCGAAAAGAAGACGCTCCAGCATTCTGGGCACCTATTTATGAGAATGGCACAGTGTCTTGCGTTCCATTGGACCCGAAGGAAGTACAATCAGTCCTTGTCTTTTTGCAGATGCCGGCCTCTACGGCAGCACAGCAGGCGAAAGAAGTGGAAAGTATTCCATTGTTAGATTACCTCTATCAAATCGAGACGCGAAAGACAGTAAAGGAGGCGCTTGCAAAAGCGCTTTCGAATGAAAGAGTCCCAGGGGAGGGAAAGTAGAAATGGCTGAATACGAGAAGATTGGTTTTGTTGATCATGTGACACCGCTGAATGCGGAAAACATGGGTCATTTGGAAGATGGGATCGCATTGGCAGTGGAAACCGCCAATGAAGCTTCGAATCTTACGATCGGAACCGTTACAAACGGTGAAACATCGAGTGCAAACATTGTAGATGGCAAACTTAATCTTGTGTTCGAGGAGCCTAAGAAAGGTGAAAAAGGCGATCCGGGCCCGGCCGGCGCTAATGGTAAGGACGGCGCACAGGGACCGGCTGGTGCCGATGGCGCGCCAGGCAAGAACGGTGCGACGTGGTATGTCGTTGCTTCTGCGCAGTCTGCTGGCGGCGCGGCGCCTGGTGGCGCTGTTGAGGGCGACTTCGTACTCGATTCGAACGGCGCAGTTTACAAGGTCAACGCGAGCACAACGCTTGATGATACTGGTGTGAATATCAAGGGCGCGCAAGGCCCTGCGGGTGCGAATGGCGCTGACGGTAAGGACGGTGATCCGGGCCCGAAGGGCGATCCGGGAGAGACTTATACGCTGCCGGACGCGACTACTTCGGTGCGAGGTGGCGTACTGCAGGCTGAGGCGCAGGCAGACAGTGTCGCAACGGATGCAACTGGCCTGGTAACCGATTTTAATGCGCTCCTGGCTAAGCTGCGCACGGCTGGCATCCTTGCAAGCTCGTAAAAAACACATAGAAGGAGGGCGGCACCATGAAGCAGGTTGAAAACACGGCCCAGCCGCAGCCGGAAGGCGCACATTATACATACAATCCGGCAGCATGCCAGGATCACGGTGTCAATCAAATGCGGCTGGAACTTGGTGACACAGCCGTTGAGGGACAAAACAAAACAGCTGTGCTTTGCGACGAGGAATATGCAGCGCTCCTGACGAACGAGACGTCCTGGAAGCGTGCAAAGCTGGCCTGCGTGGAAGCCATCCTCATGAAGCTGTCGTACGAGGTGGATACCTCCGTCGGTGGGCTGTCGTACTCGTTAAACCAGCGTGCAGATCGATGGCTAAAACTGCGAGACAAGTTAAAGCAGGAACTGTCCATTGCAGCTCCAACTGGTGACCCACGTGCCCTGCACGGTGGGCATTATTTTTACCCGAACATGCTTGCAAACCTGCGAAAGGGGCCGCCGTCATGCCACTGATTCCGGGACAGGGCACACAAGCATTTGTGTGCTATCAACGTAAGCCTGGCACAACAGAGACAGGAAGGCCGACAAAGGGCGCATATGAGCCCATCGGAACGGTGATCGGGATGCTAACAAATGCAACGCCAAAAGAGCAGCTTTTGTGGTCTCAGCAGAATCACCCGATATCACATAAACTTGTCCTCCCCATGCCGGACGCGATTCCAGAAGGCGGCGACTTTCTGACTGTCGGAGAGGACGAATCGACTCGGTACTTTTATGTGCAGGGATATGAGAACCCAGGCGACCTTTTTCACTTCGTGGTTGTTTATCTTATCGAGCGGGAGGGATTAGATTGCCAGAGTACGAGCCCGGGGCCCTAATTGCATTGCAGAAAAAGATGCACGAGCAAATTCTAAAAGAGTTGCAGAGCAGAGGTTATCGTGCCGCAAATGTGTTGCGGAACCATACGCAGAAAGTTTTAAGCGGATCCCGCAGCGGCAAGTCCTATCGAATCCGTGGGTCTGGCGGATATTATGTCGCATCAGCCCCAGGGGAGCCTCCTGCCAGTCCAACAGGACGATTCCGTAATTCCTTTACCGCAGAAAGCCGTGTGAGCCCAAGCGGCGTGCAGGCGATGGCAAAGTCGACATATACGGTAAATGGTTATGTGCTTGGTAATCTTCTTGAGGACGGCACAAGCAAGATGGCGCCGCGTCCAATGCATGACAAGGTTATCGAAGAGTCAAAATCTGAAGTTTCCGAGATTTTTTGCAGTCCATATCTGTAAGGAGGCACGCGTATGCTCGAAAAAGAAATCTATACCTGCCTGCATGAGGACGAAGAGATCCAAACCCTTCTAGCGTCCTACGAGGGAGGAAGTGCAATCTTCCATCAGATGGTCCCTGCGGACACGGATGCCGGGTGGGATGGCGTGCAGTATCCGCGTATTACCTACGATGTGGACACGCAGTCAAATCCAGAACGAAAAAACGCCGGCACGTTGCTCGTGTCCATCGCATGTAAAATTGACTCCACCCAGCCTGAGCCCATTGCGAAGAGGGTTCAGGCTCTTTTAGACGGTACATTATTTACCACAGATGATGGCTACACGGCCGCAGCGTCATGGAGCAGGACGGATAGTTTCACACAAGCAAACACAAATGCAATCCCGCAAATCTACGGAGCAGACATGGAATTTGAACTGCATGACTTCCCGTCACCGGTGCTCGTCGGGATGGATCCGCTTGCTCTTATGAACAGCTACGTGAAAAGGCTTTATCCGCAGGCCATGGTTCTGCATGTGGATACGCTTCCGGCGGTTTTCAAGCCGAAGAATGATAAGCCCGCAATTTATTGGCGTGTGCGCAGTATCGGATCCGACCAACAGATGATTCGATATGACACGAATATGGTCACTTGGATGCGGGCAAGCCTGCAGTGCCACGTGCTGGCGCCATCGACACAGACACGTACAAATTTGATTAAGGGCATAGCGGAGAGCCTATACGAAACCCGAGAGATTGCATTTCCGGATCAAAGCCCGTTTTTGGTGCGATCGCTGTCCGGAAATACCGGCGCAAGTCCATTGCGGGTCGGACAACTTACGTTAGATGGCAGCTATGGCGTCCTTCGGAAACTCGAAGGTACACCGATTCGAAACATTTCCATGAGACAGGAGAATGGCATATGAGTCTTTATACGATTGAAGAGCTCGTGCAGGCGCATGAGCTCTTTTCAGAAACCCCCGACACGGTCCGTGCAGCACTGACCATGCAGGGCAAAGATAAGTTTACAAAGGCGGAAGCCGGCGTGATCATCAAGAATTTTGCAAAGAGGGAGATCTGATACATGGCGTCTGTATATGTAAAAGGTGAGAAAAAGATTCGCCCTGGGATCTATAACCGGTATGAAAACCGCACGGTTACCGACAACACCGGCGCAATTGACGGCATTTGCGCGGTGCCGATTCATGCCACGAGCGGCCCGCTTGAGGAGGTACGTCTCTTTACGACGTCCACACAGGACGATTTCACAACGATGTACGGTGAAGGCGGTACAACCGATGCGGTTCGTGAGATGTTTAAGGGCGGTGCGCTGCAAGTCTATACGTATCGCCTCGGTACCGGCGGCGCAAAGGCCACGGCGGCGCTGTCTGACACAGAAGGCACAGAAGTGCTGGGTGTGACAGCGTTGTATCCTGGTACGCAGCCGATTTATGTGACGATCCGGGAACGGCTGACAAATGCAAATCAGAAGGAACTGCTTGTGACCGGTGGCACAACCGGTACGCAGATCCTTGAACAGTTCGTGTTTGATACGAAAGCAAAGTCTGATGCTGTTGTTGGGGACGTGTTGACCGGAGAGGTCGTAGCGGGTGGTTCTGAAGAAACCGTCGGCGTTGAAAATGAAGTAGATGCATTGATCAAAACGTTTACAGAAACCGGCAGCAACTACATTGCAATCGAAAAGAAGGCAGATGGCATCGGTGAGCTGGAGCTTGCGTCGAGTGTGCAGCTTTCCGGCGGCGAAGATCCGATTGTTACAGCATCCGATTACTCGAACGCATTTAACGCCTTCGAGCCGTATCGATTTAACATTATCGCGGCGGATACGCTTGATGACAATGTCCGTGCCTTGCTGACGGCCTACGTTGACCGCATCTTTAACGAGGGCCGCTGGACGATGGCCGTCGTTGGCAACGGCATTGACGTGGGCTTCTCGACGCGCTGTGCGCGTGCAAGCAGCACCAATGATGCACTTTGCATGTATGTCGGCGGCCAGTTTAACGACAGCACAGGCTTAGTGGAGGGCTATCGCTGCATTGACCGCATCGCCGGTATGGCGGCGGCCGTCCCGGCAAACGAGAGCCTCGTGCACCGCGCAATTCCTGGCGCTGTCAGTTTAGCTGAAAACCTCACCAACAGCCAGTATGAGACGGCGTATACGTCCGGTATGGTGGCCATTTCTCAGGCCGCAGACGGCACCGTTTGGCTTGACAACGCTGTCACGACGCTGGTGTCTCCGGGCGCCGACCAGGACGATGGTTGGAAAAAGGTAAAGCGTGTTAAGACGCGCTTAGAACTGATGGACCGCATTGACCGCCGGCTGGCGCCGATGATCGGCCAGGTAAACTGCACGTCCGACGGCATTTCCCTTGTCGTCCAGGCCGCACAGGACATCTGCAACACGATGGTGCAGGAAGGCAAACTTCTCGACGGTGCGACCGTCTTGGAGGATCCGGATAATCCGGCGACGACGGATAGCCTGTGGCTGCTTGTCCAGGTTGATGATCCGGACACGCTCGAGAAGATTTATTTGAACTACCAGTTCCGATTCAGCCCGGACACGGTAACGACGACGGCATAAAAAGGAGGGATAACGTATGGCGGACATTACAGTTCTTGACACCAGAAAAGTCATTTCTGGTAAAGACGGCCGCATTTTTGTGGGCGTTGGTGACGATACGCCGCAGTTCTTAGCAGAATGCGGTGAGTGGAGTGCATCTGTATCTTTTTCGAATACTGACTTTCAGCCGGTCGGCAGCCTGATTCAGGCAGCAGTCACGACTGGCCTCACGATCAGCTTGACATTTACAGAGACAGTCGTACGTGACGACGTGCTGCTTGAGCCGCTGCTGACTGCGTTGAATCGCGGCATTGTGCCGTGGTATAAGTGCAACGTAGGTCTGACGCGCGCAATCGATGATCAGGAGGAACGCATTACATTCTCGCAGATGGTACCGGATGGCGATATTGATATTGCAAATCTGTCCCCGGGCGACATCGTGCAGCGTTCCTGGAGCTTCCGGTGCAACATGCTTCCGCAGTATCAGAAGCTCTTTGCCTATGAGGGTACCTATAACTCGGAGTACACGCATTTCCAGGGATAAGGAGGATGACCAATGGAGAAAGCGGCAAATAAGAAGCCGGAAGAAATCCTGCAGCAGCCGATTGAGGAAACCGGTCTGCAGGACAGCATGATGCAGACGGAGCTTTCGCAGGAAGATGTCCTGAAAATGTTTCTCGAAGCGGCCGACTATAAAAACGACGAAAATGAAATCATCGCAATCAAGATTCACAGAAACGGGAAGCAGATTCTCCCTACGTTCCACGTGCGGCCGTTAAGTGAACGCGAAATCGATATGGCGCACAAAAAGGCAACGCACTATGGAAACAATCCACGCGGGCGCAGACTTCCTAAAATCGAGCTTGAAACAGATCAAGGTCTCGAAAACGCATGGATCATTTACCTTGCCACTGTGAACGACGACAAGGAAAAGTTGTGGAACAATCGCACGTATATCCGCGCGCTGCAGGACCGCCATCCGGAAGTCGTTTTCTCGCAGGGTAATGAAGGTGCACAGGCCATCAACATGATCTTAAAAGCGGGCGAAAAGACCTATGTGATGCAAAAAATCATCGAAATGTCCTATCCGGATGATGTTGGCGGCGAAAATGAGTCCGATAACAACGGTGAACTCGATTACGCAAAAAACTAATACGTGTCAGTGCAGTCGCGTGGACCGTGGCGCGCTTGTGCGTTGCAACGGGTAAACCAGCTGGAGAAATTTTAACCTGGAGTCGTAGGGAGCGTATTTTCCAACTTGCGGCCATGCAGGTGATGGAGGAATCCGGTGTCGGTGACATAACGACGAACGCACTGACCGAATGGATGCTCAGAACTGGGCAGCTTACGGAAAAGAAATCCAAGTCTAAATAAGGTGGTGAACTGGGGATGGCTGGCGGGGAAGAATTTATAATTGATATTACCGGAAAGTTTACGGATGAAACAAAAGGCGGCATAGAAAAGCTCGATAAGGAGCTGGAAGCTGTCCAGAAAAAGGCGAAAACGTACGAGAAAGCGATTTCTTCTGTAGGGACAGACGCAAAATCGCTGAAAAAGATCCAGACAAATTTGAGCAGTGTCCTTTCGCAGGCACAGCAGAAGTATTCTTCTGCAAAGTCATCGGCTGATCAATATGGGACCAGCATGACGGATCTACAGAAGAAGTTAAAGTCGCTGCATGCAAATCAAAGAGATGTATCAGCGCAGATTCGTGAAACAACGACACAGCTCAATGCTGCGAAAAAGGCCGGAAATCAGGCTGAGATCACCAGTCTATCGGAAGCTCTCGATGAACATAGGACTTCCCAAAAAAATGTTGCAAAAAGCATTCAAGAAACATCAAGTGAACTTGATAGTGCAACGAGCAAATTTGCAGCGTATTCACAGGCTGCCAAAAGCGCTGGAGATGGACTTCAGGTTTTGGAAAAGCAGAATGAAACGCTGCAGGAGAAACTCGACGCCACTCCAACGTATCAAAGAGTCGCAGACGGATTCCAGACTGCCAGTGAAAAGATTGGAAAGGTTGGCGATGCGTTAACCCTTGGCGTCACGACGCCTGTGCTAGCCGCCGGAGCGGCAGCTATCAACACTGGCATTGGCTTTGAGAATGCGATGTCTCAGGTTGCAGGTGCATTGAATATGCCCGCATCCCAGATGGGAAATCTTAAACAGCTCGCGCTGGACATGGGGCAAGAGACCATCTTCTCGGCGTCAGAGGCTGCACAAGCTATGACTGAGCTTGCCAAAGGCGGCATGACGGAAGCGAACATTCAGGGCGGTGCTTTACAGTCCACAATGGATCTGGCAGCCTCGTCTGGGATGAATCTTGCGGATGCTGCAAACACGGTGGTCCAGACGATGGGTGCATTCGATTTATCGGCATCACGTTCAGGCGAAGCGGTCAATGCGCTGGCCGGCGCCGCTGCGGCGTCGAGCGCGGATGTTTCCGACTTGACGCAAGGCCTGTCGCAGGTCGGTACAGTCGCGCAAAATTCCGGCTGGGACGTCCAAGAGACGGCAGCTACTTTGGCGGCCTTCGCGGACGCCGGCATTATGGGCTCTGACGCTGGTACATCTCTCAAAACGATGCTGCAGCGCCTTACTGCACCGACCGACGCAGCGAAAAAGAAAATGGAAGAACTCGGCATTTCTGTACGAGACAGCAACGATAACTTGTTAAGTGCGCAGGAAATTGCGCAGAATCTGCAGGACGCGTTGTCTGGATTGAGTTCTGGAGATCGAGATGCAGCGCTCAATGAAATCTTTGGCTCCGATGCTATCCGTGCGGCGATCGTTCTTGCAAACGAAGGCGCGTCTGGTATGCAGACATATGTGGATGCAGCGTCAGACGCAGATGCGGCATCGCGCATGGCGGAAAGCCAGATGGGAGATACTGGCCGCGCAATTGAGGAAATGAAGGGCTCGATTGAGACAGCCGGTATTACGATTTCCGAAGTATTGGCGCCTTACGTTACGAAGGGCGCCGAGGCTGTAACAAAACTAGTCAACGCATTTTCGGAGCTGAGCGATGGTGCAAAAGGAACCATCCTCGGCGTTATTGGCGGCACCGCGCTTGCAGGGCCGGCGATTAAAACGTTCAGCCCGCTGCTTAGCGGGATCAGCAAGATCATCAAAAAAGTTGGTGATATGCGGAAAAACGCAAAGGCCGTTTCAAGTACTGCTGAAGCCGTTACAGGCTCCATTTCCGGCGTTTCGAACGCGACTCAGACGGTTACTGATGCGATGGCTTCCGCTGCAAAGTCCACCTCCAAGTGGAGCTCTATTTCCTCCAAACTCCCCGGAATTTTGGGCCTTGTGGCGGCCGGCGTTACGGCAACAGTCGTGGCTGTGAAAGCGTACCACGAGTACATGGTCGACCTTGATAAGAAGGAGCACTTTGGGAATATTACGCTCTCCGCGGAGGAAGTCGCCGATGTGGCGGATCGCCTGACAAAGACGGAATTCACGATGAAGCTCGATGAAATCGACGAAAACGCCGAGAAGGTCGATAACTTACGTGAGTCGCTCGAAGACCTTGAACAAAGTCTCGACAAGACGAACTGGAAAGCGTCGATTGGGCTTGAATTGACTGTTGATGAGCAAGAAGGGTTCAAGAGTGATGTAGAGTCGTATGTACAGAATGCACTCGACATGATCAATCAGCAGCACTATACGACCTCTTTGGCTATTGACATGGTAGCTCAAAGCGGAAGCTGGGGTAACGAGACGCTTTCCAAACTCAGCAACACATACTACAGCTCTCTTGAATCTAACTTTTCTGATATGGGCAAAAAGCTTTCGGATGCGGTTGCGAGCGCGTTTGCAGATGGAGAGCTTTCTCCCGATGAGGTCGAGAATATCACAAACAAGTACCTCAAACCGATGCAAGATGCCGTCGATAAGTTCAATGAGGCGCAGGATGAAGCCAAACTCAACCGTGTTCAGCAAAACGCTTTGCATGGAGGCAAGGGGGGCTTAACAGCCGAGAGCTTCCAAGATTTGATGGATGCCATTGGCGATAGAATCTCTTCAAATTCAGAAGCAACTGATAACGCTGCGGCACAAAGCATGGCCGAACTAGCAGGATTGAAACAGCAAGGTCTCCTTTCTGGGTCCGCATATAACGAAATGTATGACTATGTCACTCGAAGCGCAAATCAGCAATATGCTACGGATTCAATTGGCTCTGTAATGAAGGGCTATGAGACACTTCAGCAGAATTACAGTAAAGAAATATCTGCTGTAAGTGATGAATTCGATTCATCGATGCAAAGCACGTTGAGCGAATTGATGAACAGTGACATGTGGATGACAGATCTGTACGGTGCCCTAAAAGATGTTGGTACGATGAACAACGCTGGCATCAAGACTTTGACCGGCGATTCACAGGAAAACATGCAGAAGCTCACGCAGAGCCTTGACGACGACTTTACAAACCAAATCTACAGTTATGCAGATGACTGGTTTGATGCAGGACAGGTTCCGCCGAAGGAATTCGTGAATGGCATGCAGGAAGCTTTCAGAACAGAAATGATGTCCGGCAACACCACGCACGCGATGGATTACGCCGGCATGATTCTCGGTACAAACGATGATTTTCGTAAGCAGATGGAAGACTTCTATAAACAAAACGAAGGAAATGTTTCTGAAGGCTTTATGCAGATGATTCGCGGCGCAGAAATGGCATCCGGCAAAATCTTTGAGGACGGCATTTTTAAAGACGCGGAAGAGGCAACATCCATCGGCGGAGAACGTCTGGAAGAGCTTATGCGCAACGTTGGAATTAGGGCAGGATCATCTCTCGCAGATGCGCTCGGTGAAGCGAGCGTTGATGTGCAGACAAGCATCGATGCCATCTATACGATGTTCTCGAGTGGAAGACGACTTAATTCCGAACAGGTAGCGCAGGCATTTTCCGGCGTTGGTATTAACCTCAGTGACGCGCTCGCCCAAGAGCTTGCGGCCGTTGAGCCGGACATGCAGGCACGAGTCGCAACATTGTTGGCAACTGTGCTCTCCGGGATCCAGCTGGATGCGAATTCCCTTGGTACTGTTTTGAGTGGATTTGGCGTCACGTTGAGCAACAGCCTGGTCGATTCTTTGTCTGGGCTCGGTGCAGATGTGCAGCGGGCGTTGATCAACGCCGTAACAAGCGCGGATGTGCCAGCGGCTATCGATCAGCTAAAACAGCAATTTCCAGACAATGTGACTATACAAGGTCTGAAGGTCAACGTGGACGCTACAACGGGAGCTGTCACACTTGCAGGCGGTGAGGAAAGTATTGATGATGTAATTAAGAGTGCGGCAGGAGATGGAGGGAACATCACGATCTATAAGAACGTGGATGTGGTAACAAAAGAAATGTATCCTTCTAAAGATTCTGCAAATATTGAATCTCTTACCGCAAGTTTTCAGCAAACTGTTGAACAAGTCATTCATGCAAATCCTGATACGGCCGAAGCGGAACAACAGCTCAATGAAACAGCCAGAGACCGAGACTCCACAATTAATGTGACTGTAAGTGGTACTGAAACAGTGTCTGATTCTCTAGACGATTTAGCGAGAGATAGAACCGCAAACATTTATGTAAATCAAATAGGAGGTCTCAACACCACAGAAAATGCCTCCGGCGGTATCATTAAATCTAAGACGCTCTCCTGGCTCGCAGAAGAGGGCTGGCCGGAAGCCGTCATTCCGTTTGATCCGGCTCGGCGCAAGCGGGCCATCAGCCTGTGGGAACAGACCGGTGAAAAGCTCGGTGTGGCTCCAGAATCCCATGCAGACGGTGGCTTTGTTGGAAACCCTGGGAAGCTCATCCCGTTTACGCCGCCCGCGTCGGTGGAACCGGCGCAGGGAGGCGCCCAGGGTGGGGCGAGTGTCACGATATCTTCTGGTGCCATCCAGATCACGGTGCAGGCGAACGGATCTGACGCGAACGCAATCGCGGCAGCACTTAATAACACAGATATTGCAGAAGAAATTGCCCGCAGGATCGCTCGTGAGCTGAATCGTGGCCTGCGCAACACGCCGAACGCGAGGGAGGCATAACATGGACCTCTATCTGACAGTATTGCAGGGAGAGCAGGAGAATCCGGACGGGTTTTCCTTTCAATTTCCGTCTCCTCCGGAAGAGATCACGGTTGAGTCTGGCGCCACGTTTTTCACGTTTGCCCTGTTAAATATCGGTGACACAAACATTCCAAACGGGGAAGACCTGCAGAGCGTGTCTTGGACAGGCTACTTTTTTGGAGAGGCGCGCATCGGCATGGCCGGCGGCGCCATCCACACGTGGCAGGATCCGGAGGTTTGCAAAAATCAAATTTTGACATGGCAATCCGCGCACCAGAAGCTGCGGCTGAACATCACAAAAACGTGGGTAAACCTGGACGTCTACATCGAGAGCTTTGAGTGGCATTACTCGGGTGGCTTTGGCGACATCAAGTATACGATTAAGCTCCAGCAGGCGAAAAACCCGGAAATCACGATGAACGCGCCGCAGGTGATGGACTCTATTCCGGGCAAAGTTGTGCCAGATGATACCGCCTACACTTGCGATACGTCGACCACGGTGCCCGTGGCGCCCGGCGGAACGTACACCTGTATGATTTACTGCACGGCAGGGCGGCCAAACGTTATTGCGGGCACCGGAAGTGTGTGCGACGTTACACTTAAAAGCCGCAGGGACGATAATTGGTACTTTACGTGCACAGCAACGGGAGAAATCGGAGAGTCCAGTGGTATCTATATCAATGGATCCCCACAACCACAGTTCCGGATTCTCGTTGATGGGGAGGGCTACGGTGCTACGATGACAGGCACGATTGTCACATCGTCTGCCAGCGTTTATGTGGTTAATCCCGGAGATACGATCTGGTTTGCAGCGCTCAAAATCTACCATGACGGCTCTCAATGGCGAAAACTCTACGACGCGAACAAGCAGCTGATAGAAGAAACAGCAGTTGCGAACGGCAGAAACTCTTCCGAGCTGGGGAAGTATCTCTATGCCGGAACGCAGCTGCTGATTCCTTAAAGGAGGCGATAGGATGCCGGCGGTTGACCGTGTAACGTACACGCTTTATTTCCAAAAAGGTGGGAGCCTGTATCAACTTGCACCTATTTGTACGGAATTAAAGCTCAGCGAAAAGAAAGACGAACTAGCGCAGACGCTGACATTCAAGCTTGCAAACGTAAAAGTGGGGGATACCTACATAGGGTCCCTGCTGGATCCGGGCGACATCATTCATCTCACATGCAATGACGGAGACGGGCGCAAGGGAGAACTGTTCCGAGGCCCCGTGTGGGAGACGGAGTACGAGCACGGCAAACGCACCTATTCCTGCACCGCCTACGATCCGCTGATCTATTTGAACAAAAGCAAAGACCTTCTCTTTTTTCAGAAGGGACGCACAACGCAGCAGATTTTTGAAAGCGTCTGCAGCGAATGGAACATCCCACTCTCGTATACGTATACTTCCATCCAGCACGAGCAGGTGGGGAACACGTCGGCCGTACAAATCGCTGATTTCTTAGTGGAGAGGCTGCACGAGGTGCGTGAAAAAACGCACTTGCAGTATACGCTCAAGTACGAAAACCAGAAGATGGTGGTGTGTTACCGAGGGAACAACTCGATCGTTTATACGCTTTCTGACGACACGAATCTGACGGCGTCGTCTCTATCCCGCACGATGGACGATATGCTCACGCAGGTTGTGATCACCGGCCCCTCCGATGACAGTGACTCGGCGCCTCCGGTGGAGGCGACACTTCATGGGGAAAACCAAACACACTATGGAACCATTCAGAGCTACGTTGCGCGGAATGAAGATGATACACTCGCAAAAATCAAGGAAGAGCAGCAGCAGACGTTGTGGGAAAAGCGGCTGCCGTCGAAGACCTTTTCAGCGACGAGCATTGACTATCCGTTTATGCGCGTCGGGGACATCGTGAAATATAACACGGGTTCAAACGCCGGATGGAACCGGCTATGTGTTAAAAGTGTGACTCATGACTTATTGAATCGAAGCATGCAATTGGAGCTGGAAACGTAATGGACGGATTTTCTGAATTAAAAGAAGCGGTTGTAAAGCGCGTGAACGATACCGGCGCCTATTACTCGCAGCCGGTATTGCATCTCGGGAGAATGATAGGCACGAACTTAAAACTTGACGGTTCTACGCAGCTGTACCCAACGGGAACATATAAAATCTCGCGCACACTGAAACAGCCAACAAGCGGCTGGACAAAAGATGCGGAGGGATATGAGGTATTTCTTCCGGAAAGTCTTCAGCCATTAAAATCAGGAGACCGGGTGCTCGTTGCGGAAATCCGCACGCGCTATAAAGAAGACTTTGTCATCATTGACATTCTGTGAAAGGGGAGAAAAGCATGGCAGACAATACACTGTTTCCTGCAGCCATCGCCGACGATACGATAGATAATGTCGGACTCTCAGACACGGATGCAACAGACAACTATACTGGCTATAAGCTGGGCCCGTACTTTGACGGGAAAGATTTTGTACGTGATGGTGCGCACCGCATTATCGCGGCGAGTGGCGCGGACACGTGGAAAGCATGGTGCCGCAAGTGCTTGGTAACCGAGCGCGGCGCCTCCATCTATTATCCCGATACATTCGGGATCCGCACGGTAGAAGCACTTGGTTCTTCAGACAAAGATCTTGCAGAAAATATCCTCTCTCGAGAGATCCGCGAGGCAATGATGCGGGACCCATATGGCCGGTGCAAGCAGGTTGATTCGCTGACGTTCTCGTGGGGCGTTGATTCCGTGGAAGTGTACCTAGAAATGACGGGAATTGACGGATCCACTATAGCGCTGAAACAAACGATAGGAGGTGGAACGTATGCCGTATAGCTTTACGCCTCCGAGCTTTCTAAGCGAGGACCAGGATGCGATCTACCAGCGCATGCTCGAGATCCTTCCGCCGGATATCGAGTCGGCAAAAGGCGGGTTTGCGTGGGATTACTTTTATCCGGTAGCAGTTGAGATTGCACGGAATGGCCAGTTTACAATTCCAAACGCGCTGCAGCTCGCGTGGCCGCAGTTTGCGGTTGGAAATTGGCTGGATCTGCACGGTGAAAATCGCGGCATCGTCCGCCGTTCTCCAACGGCATCCGTTGGAGAGCTGCAGATCACCGGAAAGCCGGGTGCCACGGTCCCAGCGGGAACATTGTTTTCGACTGCCGGTACAGACGGAGCCGTAAGTGTGGATTTCGCAACGACAGAGGCTGTTGTCATCGGAGAAGATGGAACCGTCATGGTTGAGGCGCAGTGTACGAGCACAGGGAAAGACGGCAATGTGTCCGCTGGCACAATTACGCTCAAGGGCAGCACGATCAGCGCGGTTACGTCGGTAACAAACCCGGAAGCATTTACAGGCGGAACAGAAGCCGAAGACGACGAAAGTCTTCGTGCCCGCATTTTGGACTACGACCGAAATCAGGGTGAAAGCTACGTCGGATCCATGGCGGACTATAGGCGCTGGGCCCTGTCCGTCGACGGAATTGGTTCAGCGACCGTAATTCCGGCGCAGGACGACACAGGTCTCGTAACGATCGTACTGACGGACCAAAACGGTGCGCCGGCGAACGATACGCTGTGCGAAGCCGTCTATAACTACATCATGCGGCCGGACGATCCTTATTCTCGGCTGGCTCCCATCAATGCCTATCTTCGCTGTATCCCGCCGAAGGAGATTGCCGTCACCATTGCGGCGGTCGTAGAGCTTGATGGAGCATCCTTAGAGACGGTCAAGATAGCATTCCAGCAAAGTCTCCTCCCTTACTTTGGGGAAGTGCCTGGAGAAGGAGAGATTCGATACACAAAGGTCGCTTCCATATTATCCGAAACAGCTGGCGTCCATGACTTTAAAGACTTGACGATAAACGGAGGCACAGCCAATATTCCGATTGACGATATGGCGGCGCCGGCCCTTGAAGCCATCAATCTGACGGAGGGGGTGGTGTAGTGTGGACTGAAAAGATGGACGAAATCCTGAAAAGCCCCGCTGCGCGCCGGTTTGTACCGCAATTGTCGCCAATTTATGGTGATGCCTACACCGCGCTCTGGCTATTTAACGTGATTGGTGCCATGCTTGATCGTGTAAACAATGTAACGGACAGCCTGGCGGATCAAGCGCTTCCGCAAACTGTTACATGGGGCATCGCGTATTTTGAGCAGGACTATGGCATCATAAGCGACGAAAGCCTTCCACTTGAAACCCGTAGGGCCAATCTGTTGACAAAGATTCGCACGCGTGCGCCACTGAATCCTGCGCGCGTCGAAAAGATATTGTCGACGCTTATCGGCGCAGATGTAAAACTTACGGAAAACATCAGCAAAAACCGATTTCAAGTTTCCGTGAAGGGAGACTTCGGGAGCGACCAGAAACAAGCGCTGCGAGATGCACTGGACCGCATGAAGCCGGCGCATGTTATCTATCTGCTGGTCTATATTATTGAGCTTTTAGTAAGTGAAAAGGAAAATCTCAAGTTTGTACCAGTGCGATTTCGTTTTACAGGTGCGGTGAATTCCTGGATGATGGAGCCCGTGCTTTTGAACGGCGAGAAAAATTTGGATGGTACGTGGTTCCTTGATCAGCAGATACGCAGGCATTTTATTTTGCGGCGCCTTCGAATTCGAACGCGCCTGCATGAAGAGGCGCACATCTCCATCCGTTGGCCCATGCAGCCTATGCGGCTGCAAGAGCGTATAAATAGTCATATGCGGTTTTCAGTCCGCCACGAAGATAAGGTCGAGACGCGATTACAAAATCGTGCCACGACCTTTTTTGTACGCGTGGCATGCCCGATCAAGTCATCTGGAAAGCTCATTCGGGATTCCAGGTGGTATTTAGACGGTACGTATAACCTTAACGGCACGCGCCGTCTCCACGCAGAATTAAAAGAGGAGGTCTTTTAATGGCAGCAGACAACAGTGTAATTACCGATGAACTGCGGAAGCGCTTGGCACAATGCGTTGCCGGCAGCATCAACACAATTTCGAGGGTCAAGTACATCGCCGTCGGCTCCGGCGGCGCGCCCGGCGGGACTCCCACGCCGCCTGCGGGATCCGCAACCGCGCTCGAGGATGAAAAAGGACGATATGAGGTCGGAAGTGTGGAATTCCCGGTCGATACGACCGCACGTTTTTACATCACCATTCCAGAAGCTGATTTGCCAGGGGTGTCGTTGAGTGAAATGGCGCTGGTTTCGGAAGACGGGGTATTGTATGGGATTCGACATACAACGCCAAAAGTGAAAGATACTGACGAAGAATTCCAGTTTGCCTTCGACCTCGAATTTTAACGGAAGGGAGGAGAACCAATGCCCGAACGTGAAAATTATCCGATTTCCGAGTCTCCGGTCTACACGGAAGAGGTTCCACAGCTGCTCGATGATGATCCGGCGAGCGCGACAAACACGTTTAACCCGCTGTTCCTTATCATTCTCAACAACATCAAAGCCTCTCATCAGCTGGCAGAAGCCGCCAAGGAGGCCGCAGACAAGGCAGCAGAAAACGGCGGGTATGTCTATCAGGACACTCCACCGGACAACAATGGCGTGTTGTGGTTTGATAGCGCCGCAAACACCATCAAATACTACGACGCAACTGACGAAACGTGGAAGCCAATTCCTGCAGGAACGGCGTGGCACTTTTCTGAAACTACCCAACAGGCGGGCGGCGCGGCGCCGGAAGGCGCCCGATCTGGTGATTATGTGCTCGATACTGCCGGTAATATCTTTATGGTTAATTCAGAGCTAAAGCTTGTATCCGCAGCGCAGGGCGCCTCCTATCTTGTACAGAGCTCGGCACCCGAAAACACCGGAAAGCTTTGGGTGGACACAGGAAACGGAAACGCGCTCAAGTATTATAACGGGAGCGCCTGGGTGTTAGTGCCGGCTGTATGGGGGTGATAGAGAATGAGTGAAATGACAGCGCCTGAAGCCGTCACGCTAAAGGAAAAGATCAAAAACGAGATGAACCGTCGGCAGTATAACGGGTCTATGGTCGCTTATGCCGGCTCCGAGTACGACTTCGCGACGACTCCGACGTCAGGCGCGCCGATGAGCGCCCAGCAGGGAAACGCCATTATCGAGCCGCTCAACGCGGTCAATCCCATCGATGGCCTGAGCACTGCGCAGAGCGGCGAGCCGATTCCTGCAGCCTTTGACAACAGCAATTTGACGACCGTCGTCACAAACCTTGCGTCTCTCACGACGGAAGCTTCAAATGCAGGCTGCGCTGCCGCTTGCTCCGGTTTGTGTCAGAATCAGTGCTCGACGGGGTGTACGGGGTGTTCTTCGTGTACAAGCTGTACCGGGTGCTCTGGAACATGCTCTGGTGTTTGTAGGAATAGCTGTTCGCGTAATTGCACGGGGGACTGTGATGGATGTAGCGGATGTTCTGCTGCGTGCCGAAATAACTGTACAGGGTCTTGTGATGGATGTAGTGGATGCTCAGCTAACTGTAAGAATACCTGTGATGTGAGTTGCAAGACTGGATGCTCTTCTTGTAAAAACGGATGCACAGGCTCCTGCAATGGTTGTCAAGGCTGTTCTGGTACGCAAAATACAGTAAGGCCATCTACGCCTAGTGGATGTACAGGATGCCAAGGCTCATGCAACGGATACTGCAACGGTACCTGCGTGTCTTCTTGCGGTGCGTGTTCCGGATGTTCTGGTGCAAGGACAAATGTTGCAATGTAACAGGGGGAAAGTTATGACTTATACTTTAGAAAAGACGCTTTACCACGATTTAGAAGCAGCAAACTATGAATACGAGCGCACAAAAGATCTGCTCGCTTTTATCATCAACAATCGAGCTTATCCTACTGGGAGTCATGAGTTCGATATTTGGGACGACCGGAACCGAAAAGCCTTTGTAACGTACCAAAAAGAAAAGGCGAAGTTCGAAAAGGAAGTAATCCCAGAAGTCACGGGCGTTACTGGAAATTTCGGATGGAATCTTGAGTTCGATACGGGGAAATTAGAGGTTTGGAATGCGTAACAGAATAGAGGAATATCCCGATTATTTGCAGCGCCTTTTTCCGCAAAAATATGTTCCCGGCGAAGACAAAATTCTTGCGAAGACAATAACCTTTCAAGTCACGGATGGGTGCAATTTGGCTTGCACGTATTGTTATCAAATCAATAAGCATCACAATTTTATGGACTTTGAAACGGCAAAAGAATTCATCGATATTCTTTTGGCGGATAAAAATCCATATATCAACACGAAGAATTCTCCGGGAATTATTATTGAGTTTATCGGTGGCGAACCCCTTCTCGCGATTGATTTAATCGACAAAATAACAGATTATTTTGTGACGAAAATGATCGAGCTGGATCATCCATGGGCAACGCGATTCATGCTTTCCATGTGCTCGAATGGTGTGTTGTATTTTGAGCCGAAGGTACAAGAATATCTGCAAAAGAACCGCTATTGGCTTTCCTTCTCTGTTTCCATTGACGGAAACAAAAAGCTGCACGACACGTGCCGAGTATTTCCGGACGGATCCGGAAGTTACGATATGGCAATTGCAGCGGCTAAAGACTACATGCAAAAATTTTCTAAAGAATGCGGCAGCAAAATGACTTTATCGCCGCAAAACGTAGCTTATACCTGTGAAGCTGTAGAAAACCTCATCAATTTAGGATACAAACAAATCTTTTTGAATTGTGCCTATGAGGAAGGGTGGACATCCGATAACGCCACAACGCTCTACTACCAGTTAAAGAAGTTGTCTGATTACATTCTCGAAAACGACTTAGAGGATGAACTCTACATTTCAATGTTTGAAAACGACATTGGAGTGCGTATGTTGCCTGAAGATAACGACAACTGGTGTGGTGGGAATGGAAACATGATTGCCGTGGATTACAAGGGAGATATCTTCCCGTGTTTGCGATTTATGGAGTCGTCCATCGGCGATGACGTGAAACCTCCAATCATCGGAACCGTAAAAGGCGGAATCATGTCGACGCCTGAGCAGGTAAAATGCGTGAATTGCTTGAAGTGTGTTACACGCCGAAGCCAAAGTACCGACGAGTGCTTTAATTGTCCAATTGCAAAAGGCTGCGGATGGTGTACGGCTTATAATTATCAGACGTTTGGGACGTTCGACAGGCGCGCGACATTTATCTGTAAGATGCATCAAGCGAGGATTTTGGCAAACTGCTATTTCTGGAATTCTTGCTATTTGAAGCACAAAAACAACAATGCGTTTCGCATGAATGTTCCGGATGAGTGGGCGCTTCAAATCATCGATGAAGACGAATTGAACTATCTTAAAAAAATAGCAAGGGAGTAATGAACGTGGAAAAGAAGTATGTAAAGCTTTCAACAGGCGATGTTATTGAAGCAACACAGATTTCCTTCATGATTCAGAAATCTGGCGAAAAAGAAAGCAGCGAGATGCTGCAGATCCAGATCGATACGGACAGCGCCGAAAATAAGACCGCGGAATATGCGAAGAAATTCGCGGCCGCGGCAATCAACGACGTGAACATCTATTCTGATGAAGATTGCAAAAATTTGATTTTTGCAGGCGGCGCCTATGCAGACGTCTCAAGTGTTTCTGCAACGATCCGCGTATCTGGCCTTCTTTATAACATCACTCTCGAGAAGTAAGGAGGCGTGCCATGAAAAAGGGCATTGACGTCTCGAATCACAACGGCAAGGTTGACTGGAAATCCGCCAAAAATGCCGGCCTGCAATTTGCTATGCTGCGTTGCGGGTACGGCTCAGACATTTCCAGCCAGGATGACAGCCAGTTTGCGCGCAATGTGTCGGAGTGCGAGAAGTACGGAATCCCCTGGGGTGCGTATCTGTACAGCTATGCGCTGACGGCGGACAACGCAAAAAGCGAGCTCTCCCACGCGCTACGGATGCTCAAAGGCAAGCGGCCAACGTATCCCGTGTTTATTGATATGGAGGACGCAGACGGCTACAAGAGGAAGCACGGCGGCATCCCGTCCAAGGCGACCAACACCGCGATCATCCAGACCTTTTGCGATGGTATCAAGGCGGCGGGCTTCAAAGCCGGGTACTATGTCAATCGTGACTGGTACTACAACTACATTGAGCCGGCAAAGCTGACAGGGTATGCATTCTGGTATGCGCGGCCCGGTGTCAGCAAGCCTGATCTCACCTGTGACATCTGGCAGGATAACTTCGACTCGACCGGCGGCAGCTGGCCGGGCGCAAACCTGTCAAGCGGCGGCTGCGACACGGACATCGCATACACAGTGTACGGAGAGACGGAGAAGGACACGGAGCCGGGCCCGGCGCCGAGCGGATCCGCGTTTACGTCCGACACAACGGGCAAGCTGAATTTGACCAAGGGCGGGCGCTATCAGCTCAAAGTCACCTGCGCCGCCGGCCGGCCGAGCGTTGTCGCGGGCTCTGGTGGCGTGGTAGACATTACGTATACCGCGCGCGAAGGGAACGCATATCTTTATCGCATTACCGGTCTCGGAGACGTCGGATCGGCGACAGGTATCTACATCAACGGCGGCAAAGTCAGTACGTTTGTGGTGGCAATCGAGTCAGCGTGCAAATCCGATACAACGATGGACATGCAGCTGAAGGTCGGCACTTGTTACATGATCGGCCTTACCTCGCCGACAAAGCCGTCTGTAACATGCGGGACGGGCGGCATCGCATGTGTGGGCGGTGTCTTCCAGGATGGCGACGGCAAATGGTTGGCCCCGATTGTAGCGTATGGAAAAGGGAAAACGGGAGTCTATACGCAGATCAGCGGGGAAAGAGCCGTCAAACGATTTGTGCTGAAAGGAACATAAAGAATGAGCATTGAAGAAATCTCCTCTATTTTGCAGCTTGTGGTTGTTATAGGGACTTTAATTGGATCCGTTTGGCGAGTGACGAAGCCCCTTCGCTCTATTTCGACGCGCCTTGAAACACTCGAAGAGTTTTGTCACAATGACTATCTCTCTACGCTGCGTCTGACTATTCTAAACGACGATGTGCCGATCACTGAGCGTCTGTCTGCCGGCGAGAAGTATGTCAAAGAGGGCGGAAACGGTGCAGTAAAGGTCGTTTACCACATGCTGCAGGAAGAATATGAGCATCAGCAAGAAGGAAAAGAGGCGTAAAGTATGGATATTACGGTTGTAGCGATCGTCTTCGGTGTCCTGTTTGGAATTACAGCGGTCGGTTGGCTGGTATACTACCTCGCCAAGCGCGGTGTCAACATGAAAGGCATCGTGGACAAGGTGCAGGGTGGTATTGACGTGGCAGATACTGTCACGGACGCGCTGGCAGCTTTCGCGCCAAATGTAGTGACGTCGACGCTGCAGAAGATTGTGGACGCGGCGAAGGTCGCCGTCGACAGCGCCGAGCAGTTATACTTAAATGATAGCATCACCGCGGATCAGCGAAAGGCAACCGCCACGGATACGCTCAAGCGCGCACTGGCACTCGACGGCATCGCCTATGAGGGCGACGTGTCCGCGCTGGGCGACGCCGCCATGGAGGCGGCCGTCAATGCGCTGCCGAACACGGCCGAGGCGAAGGCCGCAAAGGCAGCAGCCACTGTGCAGCCCGCGGCGGTCGCTGCCAAGGTGTGAGGTGAACGTCATGCAGGCCCTAAAAGTGCATAACGGCATGGTTGGTGAAGGCGTTGGGTTCGAGCGGATCCGCCGCATCACGGGGTATCTCGTGGGATCCATGGACCGCTGGAATAACGCAAAGCGCGCGGAAGAGCATGACCGCGTAAAGCACGGACTCCCGAAAACAAAGTAAATAGTGCAGCTAAAGGCCCCTGGCTTACCTTTCAAGGTAGGTTAGGGGCCTTTTTGCGTTTTGTATTTAATAATCTAGGCCATATGCTTCTGGGTGGAGGCGGTTATAATAGATTCCACCAAGTGAAACATTCAATGAAAACCACCAGTCAGGCTGGTCTTCAAATATCCAATCAGTTACTACGCTCAAGTCAACGCCAAGGGTTTCAGCGGCCTTTTTAACGGCATTATTAGCTTCAGTCTTACTCTTTGCGTTTTGCAGTTCATCGAGGTTTCCTGCTCGTCTGCAAACTTCTTCAATCACGATACTGTCAGGATACTCAGGCTTTTCATGGGTGAGGTAATACGCTATCTCCTGAGTGCTCATTCCGTTAAGCACAGTTTGCGTAATCGGATGCCAATAATGCTTCTTTAGAATGTACTTGTTTTTTGGACATCCGTTTTCATCGAATCGTTCTGGTTGTGATTTGCGAGCATCGAGTGAATCATTTAGCTCAAGCCATCTGTCAAGAATTTTGCTTTCTTTTCCTTGGTTGATTTTATCAAGCTCTGCGTTCACTTTATTTTCTAGGTCTTCAATCTGGGATTCGTCAGCATAGTAATTCCAACCTTCGTCTCGTTCAAACAAGCATCCGTACGCTTCCTTGATAGGGTCGCTCCATTTTGGTTCAACGTAGTAATATTGTAAGTCACCACACTGACCAATCGTTAGTTCTACGCGAATGTGCGTCCCTTTGATTTTGATGATCATTTTTTACCTCCCTATTACTCAAACGTATTGTACTGAGTTAAGACACTATTTTAATGTTCCCCCTTTATGAGTAGCTCTATAACTACATTATACAGTAGACATATCCCTACGCCAATAGGATTATTCAATATTTTCTTCTTTTATTTCATGGCATTGATTCTTATATAGCTCAATATCAATATTGTGCTTTTTGGTGTATGAATTCATTAATTCTCGCAATGTTTCGTTTAACCCTTTCCCATCCATTTTACAAGCTTCTTTAAAAGCGTTATATTCCCAATCATAAGCAGTAAAAGCTCTACTCTTAAATCCGGCTTTCTTTCTCCACTTTTTTTGCCGATCGTACATTGGTTGTTACACTCCTTCAATCTTATAATTGGCTCCAATCGTCGACAGAGTTTCTAACGCAACTGATAATCGTTTGTGATTTAGCTCTGCCCCCACAAATTGTTTTCCGGATTTATAGGCATTTACCGCGACCAGCCCTCGTCCCATGCACAAATCTCCGATGCACTGATATGTTTCGTGCTGGCACACCCATTCAATGATATCCTCTTCATCCATGTCGTCGAGGCGAGGAGGCTTTCCGTGTCGCCAGCCCCTGACGATGTAACATCGGTTATCTCGTTTGTGGTAGTAGGAGCTATTGTAAAATGTGACTTTTTTATAGAGCTTCCGCATCTCAACCACAAAGTCGGCCAGGTGTTCTTTGCCAATTTCTAGGTAGCATACTTCCGGGCCGATTTCTTTGATACACTCAAAGAGTCGCGCATAAAAGTCTTCATATGTTTCCGACGGCGGCATCATGTCTGCCTTTGTGTAAAAAGAGGTCATGTTACCTTTATTCCACGGTGGGTCCACAAACAGCAGATCTGCTTGTCGCATAAAATCCGGTAGGGGAGAGAAGATGTTGTTTACCATCAAGCAGCTACCGTCGGTAAATATGGCCTTTCCGCGCTCAATCGGATGCCGCAAATATGCGTCTCCATAGTTCCAATTACGCATCGTCAGGCACCTCCACCATGCCCCACGACATGGAATAGTTCTGATTCTTAAACAGTTCGGCAATGCCGGTGATTTGTTTGAGACGGTAAACCTCTTCCATGTCCATACCGAGGTTCTTGCTGATCTCCTCGTCGGATGCACCCTGTTCAATCAGAGCTTTGACGAGGTCTCCCATCAGATCCACCTGGTGGACGCCGCGAGCGCGGTTAAACTGCACGGTGGCCTCCATGCGCTGCGTCATATCATGGTCCAGCACTACAATCGGGATCTGATCTGCCTCCAAATAGTCGCGGAAAATGAGGTAGCGGTGGAAGCCGTCGATGACGATGTACTTGTCTGCGTCTGCGTCGTAAATCGTCACGACCGGGAAGCAAAATCCATTATTGAGGATTGACTGCAGCAGCAGCTGCATGTTGTTGTCACTCACGTGATTTGGATTATAGGTGTTGGCCTGCACCTTGTCGATCGGCACAACGATAGGATGCATGCAGGGTAGTTTTACAGTGCCTTTCTTCGTTTTGATTTCATCAATCACAATAAATCCCTCCATTTCTGCAACGTCTTTTCGCGCGGGTCTTCCGTGTTTTTAACTGGAAGATTATTCTCGTAATCGTTCAAGATCAGTTGCCGGCATTCCTGCCGCGCAACGTAATTGTTGTTTAGATAGCGAGAAAATCGCTTTTTGAAGATTTCTTTCTTGCGTGGATCCGGATAAGTCTCCAGCAAGAAATCTCTGTATTCCATCCAGTTCTTATAATTTTTCGGAAGCTTGCGGCATTTCAGAAGCTTCGGGTCCTTTCCGTACAGATGGCCGACTTCGATTCCCTCGATGCGCTTGAGAAGTTTGTCGTACGTCTTCGGTTCAAATTCAGGCAGCTCCACGAGCGCCTTAAACGACTTTTCGTGAATCAGGGAAGACACTCTGATTTCCTGCAGGTGCATCCCTTTCTTCCATTCGTAATCGTAAATCTTCGAGTATCTGATTTTGTTATCATAGATAAATTTCCAGATGTCGTGGAAATTCCAGTCGTAGAGGGGATAGAAACTTGCGCTGCCTTCTGCACGGGAGACCTTTGTCGCCCAATAGCAATCCTTATACCCAGGATTTTTTGCGACAGCGCGAAACCGATTCATGCTTTCTGTCGCTCGCAGCCCGACGAGAAAAGCCGTGTGCGGCCGCGACGCTTGAAAGTTATCCAGCACATCATAAAACCCGAATCCCTTTTCTTTGTCGCGGATCGTCTGGTGCTCGCGGTCCCACGGGATGTGCTGGATCGAGTACGGCACCTTTGGCCGCATCCAGATCTTATGCTTTCCAGGCTCCCAGCAGATCAGCTGCCCCTCCTTGTAGGAGGTTGAGTTTGTCAAATGAAACGGGAACTGAAACCACAAGCGCGTGGTATTCTCTGGGTACAGATTCATTAGCCATGTTACTTGGTCAATCGTTGACTGATAAACGACTTCCTCATCGAGAAAGAAGATCCCGATTTTCCGGTTTCGGCGCCGGGCTTCCTGCAGGGCGAGCCAGCACAGGACCGTGCTGTCTTTTCCACCGCTGATGGAGACGATGATGTTCTCGAATTCATCGAAGATATAGGACATGCGTTCTTTTGCGGCCAAATCAACTGTTTTCTGAAAATACACCTGCTTCAGCATAAAACTCCTCCAGCCTTTCCTTCCATTCATCGAAAAAACGGATGTAAACCTCGTCCACACTTAAACCCGTTGATAAAAACGTGATCTTTGATTGCCCAGTCCGCCGGAAAAAGTCGTTCATATCGAGCCTTCGATGCTGCCAATCCAGCAGCTCATACGTCACGCCGCGTTTTACGTTTGGGTAGGTTGTTACGTTCTTCATGTGATAGCGTGCATTCCTGGCAACGTACTGCTTTTCAGGCACGATATATGGCTTTTTCCATTTTCCGCAATAGATGTGCAACTGGCGCGGGATTGTATCCGGGCTTTTATTCCCGATAGAATCGAAAAGTTTATTCTTTTCTTCTTCGTATTCCTCTTCAGCTCCCGCTGGGAGCTCGATTGTATCTACAGTAAGCTCCAGATGAGGGTTGACTGCTCGAATGTCCTCCTCATAGAGAAAATCTTTTGAGAAGGGAGAACCTTTGTGCTTTGACTTTGTGTCGAAGTCCAAAAGTATCATGAAATCAGATACGTCCTCCACAAACGGGAAACACTCGAAGATGATCTGGTGCCCACACTGGTTAAGATAATGCCTTAAACAGTTATAAGTCAAATCCGAACGGTTCCTCGTCCGCATGAACTCGTTTACCACGAGGAGATAGTCTTTGTCGATTTCCTCCAGCAGGGGATAGAAAGTGCGGTACATGATGACTTCCTTGTATTCGATCTGCCGGATGGGGATTTCCCCGTACTCCGGGATCTTCAGCATGTATTTCTCTTGTGTAAAGGTGTCTCCTGTTTTTTCAACGTTTAGAGTGTCAGTCGCAGATGTTATCCCGTTATTATCTTGTTCAATCGGTTTCCCGGGCATTTCCATCAAAAATTTTTTCGGCGAAAAGACGATGATTTCCTTCACATCATGGGTCTTTACATACCGAATGATTTCATTTCGCTTTTGCACCTCTGATAGTCCTAACCTTATCAAAGTTTTCATCTCCTTCGTCCATTCCGTCCAGCCATTGCATAAAGTTTTTCTTGTGCATGTGCCTTTTAAATTCGTCTGAAAGACTGGCTTTTCTCCAAACACAATCTAAGATTCGTTCGTCGATTGTTCGCCAAGCGTAAATATCTACGATGTTCACATCCTGGTTTTGCCCCACTCGATGCAGCCGATCTTCGGCCTGTTCGCGTGTTGCATAGTCCCAATCGTTATTGTAAAACACTTCGTTGTGGCAGTACTGCAGGTTCAGGCCGAAGCCGGCGCACGCTTTGTTCGCCACAAAAAGCTGCGTGTCTTTTGCGAATCGATCTTTTTCCTTTTCGCGGTTTTTACGACTGACGTCCCCATAATACACGGCGGGCTTAAAACCGTATTCTCGCTCGATGACGTTTGCAATGTCCTGTATTTCGTGCGTAAACTGGCACCATACAACCGCTTTCTCGCGCTTTTGATAAAAGCCTTGCAGCACATCCAAAAGCTTGTCTATCCTCGGATTGTCTAACGGATCTTCAAATAGGGGATAGGTTACCATCGGCATCACTTGTGCATGAGTGGCAATAAACCTGCCGGACGTGATCTGCTGCAGCGCGTTAAATGTCCGATAAATGAGGGGAGAGTCTGGGCTTTCCTCCCAAACGTCCAATGACAAAAAATCCAGCTTCGCGCGATCGTATTCATCCCGCTGCTCATCGGTAAGGTCAAAAGCTCTTTCAGTGTGCACCTTCCTTGGAAGTTTCAGCACATCCTCCTTTTTGACCTCATATGTAAATGGTCCAATCCGGTCCGTAATATAGTCCAGGTTGAGCACCCGCACGACTTTGCTTCGATACTTTTCACTGTAAACCAGATGATTTGCAGCAAAGCTCCAGAATGAGGAATACCCGAGGATTCGTGGGTCCAGAATATAGAACTGCTGGAACAGGTCCGCTTCGCACTTTGAAATCGGCGTACCGTTGAGGATCAGCTTGTATTTCACGTGTTCGGACAGACGAGTTATGTTTCGAGAGCGCAGGGCGTATGGGTTTTTCACTTTTAGGCTTTCGTCCACAATCAGGTAGCATTCTTTTTGCTGCGCGATGCTCATCAGTTTGCGATTTTCTCTCGCGCTGGTAGATAGAGTCTCGATTCCGCAAATCGTAAGCATATCCTCGGGGATATAGGCGTGCGCTTGGATGCCCGACTTCAAGTCCCCGATCACATTGCAAGGGCACAGCCAGATTATATGATTGATCTTCCCGGCAAGATATCGCATATATATGAGCCCGAGCGCCGTTCTCGTTTTTCCCGTGCCCATGTCCATAAACAGGGCGCCAACCTTCACATGCCTTAGTTTCTCGATCCCTTCTTTCTCATAATCAAAGGCTTCTGTTTTCAGATACATTTCCTTTTCAATCATCGTCCATCAGGTCCTTTGGAATCTCTGCATCTTTGTTTAAAATCTCCTTGAGCTTATCGGGTTGCAACTCTTCCTTTGGCGATTCCGGACGCACCGGCAGCTCGTTATTCTCTGCGTCCTTCATCCTCCTTTCAGCTCCAGGCGAAATACTAAATCCGTTGATATTTGCAAAATCTCTGATTTCACGCCATTCTTTTGGTGATACCATCACGGCGCCGTTATCTCTGCTCCACTCGGCACCAGGAAGACGCTTTGCCTCACGATAAAAATCATCGCCTTTGTCGCGGTTCCAGCATATCCCCAAAAGCTTCGAGTTATCAAATCCCACAATCCAGCGCGTCTGTTCTGGCTTAAAATCGGCCTTGACGGCCTTCTCGCGGACGTTTTCGTCTAGGCACATAACTCGGAATCCCTTAAGCAACAGCTTATTCACGGTTTCGGCTGCACGGTCTTCAACGGTACCATACCGCCATTCTTTTTTGATAACTCGCACATATGCTCGTTCCTCGCGGATCCATACGTACCCGAGAGACCTTAACAGCAAACTAAACGTGCGATCTTTAATCGGATACGCAACGGAGATTTTCGGGCCATCGACTTTGACTTCAACAGTTCCATCAAAATTTACTTGCTCTGGCACAAGCGTGCTTTCCTCTTTGGCTTCCTTTTCTGCCGTGCTTTCCTCTTTGGACTCGTTCTTTGCAAAGCAGGTGTCTAAGCACCATTTATCATATGCATCCAGCATCTTAAGAAGGCTTTTTGCGTTGTCACGGTTGTCAATCCAAAAGCGGGACGTATTTACAGTCTTCATCATCTCCATTGCCTTATCAATTTGCGCCTGAATCTTATCGTTGATTTTCACACGCGCAATGGCTTCATTCAAATCCCCAAAAAACTTCGATCGGATTTCATTCGCCCAGTTGATTTGTTTTTCGGATCCAGAAAGCTCTGGAAAGCCATTTTCATGCGCTTCTTCTTTGCGCGCTTCTTCTCTCTCTTCACGCTTCATCTTTGCATAACACGCCGGGCAAATGCCGTCACGCTCAGCCCATTCGATCTTTTCTTGTTTGTCAGCGGATTTACCGCTTACATACAGCAGACCTTCGTGTCCACAGCTATATTTGACCTTTTTGTAGCAGCCGTTCATGATGATTCTCCTAATCCAATCAGTGTGGTTATATTACTACATTCAATTATAGCATAGTCGTATGCCTACGTCAAGCTGATTGTAAAGAAATTAAAAAATTTTAAAAGGAAAACATATAAATAAACGGAAACAAATTCACATGAAAATCAAGTGGAATAGCGAATCTTGTGGCTTGTTTGTGGCTTACGATATTGAAATCTCGCAAAATCTCGTGAAAATACATGTAACTTACGATTCAAAAAATCGCATAATTTCGCCATTCGTGGAGCATCGTGAAACATAGCGGATTGTATGTTTTACAATTCAAATCCTGTCACCTCGACCA